ACAAGATTACAGAATCTCTCGACAAGGCAAGCGAGAGCTTAAAAAACTGGTTTGTTGGCGTTGGCGAGTGGTGGAATGAAAAGTGGCAAGGGTTCAGCACTAATTTTCAGACTGCATGGAAAAGCTTGCCCGGGTTTGTCCAGCATCCAATTCAGGCGCTTGACCAAGCGAGTGCAGGCTTAAAGCAGTGGTTTGTTGGCGTTGGCGAGTGGTGGAGCCAAAAGTGGGCTGGATTCAAAGAAAACTGGGACAAGGCTTGGAACAGTTTGGTTGATACAATCAAAAATCTCCCCGCAAAATTTTTGGACTATGGCAAAAACATCGTTCAGGGCTTGATTGATGGTATCAACAATGGCATTGAGAATGCAAAGAAAACTGTTGGCGGCCTTGCAAAAGCCATCATCGATAAGTTCACCACTGAGACTGACATCAACTCCCCTTCCAAAGTTTTTGAACAGTTTGGTATCTACATCGACCAAGGCCTTGCAAACGGCATCGCCGCTGCTATCCCCTACGTCACCACTGCTATGCAGGGCGTTGCAGGCGCTGTGCAGGGAAAAGGCAATGCGCTGATTGATGCTGGCTATACTCATGCGACCGGATATGTAAACAACTTCTTAGATAGTCTTGACACGGAGTGGCAGCGCATTGATCAGAGCTTGCAAGCCGATTTCTTCGGTAGCATTGGCACTCTGTGGGATGCGATTTCTAACGGAGACCTTGAAAAGCTCGGCACATGGGCCGCTTCCTATTTCTATCATGCAATGGATGACGAGCAGCGAAAGCAAATCAAGTCCATTGCCGATAACAGCTTGCAGTGGTTGACACAGGGCTTGAGTAGCGTTTGGAACAACATTGCCGGTATGGCTTCTAGCTTTATCAGTCAGTTTGTCCCTTCCGCTGTTGCTGCAACATCCGCTCAGACGAGTTTGAACATTGCAATGGATGCAAACCCTGTTATGCTGGTTATTTCCCTGATTGGCATGTTGGTTGGCGCTCTCGTCAATTTTGCCAATAAGAACAAGAGCATCGCTTCGTTCCTGTCTAATCTTTGGTATGGAATCGGCGATTTCTTCTCGATTGTTTTTGAGGGGATTCTCCGCGTTCTCGGAACGGCAATTCAAGGCATTGTTGCTGGAATAAATGCTTTAATTGACGCACGCAATTTCTTTAATCCCTTTGATAAATGGGGGCATATCAGCAACCCTCTTTATGATTGGGCTGACAATGTTGCGAGTAGCCGCGCGGAAAGCCAGCGCAAACGTCAAGAAGCGGCCAATAGTGGCTTTGACGATTCCAAAGACCCAACTAACTACGAACAGCAGTACAAGGAACTGCAAGAAAAGTACAAAAATGGTTCTTACCCAGGAACGAAAGAATGGGATAAGAACAACGGAACATCCTCCGGTTCTTATGGCGGCACCACCAGCGTAAATGTCAACATCAACGAAGAGGAAATGCGTGAATCTGTTTACAATGGCACTTACAACGCATTCCTTGATATCTTCCAGCGGTATGGTGACGAACTGACCGGTGGCAAGGAACTCAAAATTTATCTTGACGGAAAGCAAATCACAGCATCCATTGAAAAGCGGCAGAACGCCCGTGGACAGTCTTTGATGGGCAGTGAAGTTTACAGCTACTAAGGAGGTGGCGGTTTATGGCGATCCCAGCACTGGTAACGGTAAATGGCGTAGACTTGCCGGAACCTTCTTCTTACGAAGCGGCCACTAGCACCATCGTGGATTCTGGACGAAATGTTCAAGGTAAAGTAGTCGGCTCTGTTGTGCGGCATGATGTAGCAAAGGTGTCCCTGAAGTGGAACTACCTTACCGCACAACAGTGGGCCGCTATCCTCAGCCTGTTCACGACACGATTTTACTGCACTGTTCGCTTTTATAATCAGGCAAAGGCCGGGTATGATACGCGGCAGATGTACGTTTCAGACCGAACATCTGGTATGTGGCGGCGCGGGCCTAAAACCGGTAATGTGATGGGCTGGACGGATTGCTCGATTGCGCTTGTGGAGGTATAGCCTATGGTACAACCTTCTCAGAAGTGGCTTGACAAGTTTTCCGAAACGCTTGTGCCGGAGATGTTTGTACGCATCACCTATGGCGTTACAGAACCGGGTTTGCAAGAAGACGCGATTCCTAGCACAAATGGCGAAACGTTCTTCAGCAATGTATCTTCTATCGTTGACAGTGAAGCACATACTTATACGAAATATTCTACCGGTGAATTAAATTTCACTGTTTTGGACGGTAATTATACCTTGCCTGATAGAAGCGTAAAATCTCAGGAGGCTGGTTATGTTAGTGAAAATTGCGTTTCAACTTCAAACCACCCGATTATTACACTCTCGTTCAGCAAAATTCATACCGTGACCATTCCTGGCATTACCATCACATGGTCGTCAACGTTCAATGAATGGCCGACAAGTTTCAAGCTGACCGCTTATTCTGGAAGCACAGTCGTGTCCACAAAAACAGTGTCGGATAATTCCTCTATCACCACTGACATTGACTGGGAGATTGCAAACTATGATTCCATTTCCATTCAAATCTTGTCGTGGTGCTTGGAAAATCGTCGCGCAAGGGTTGAGAAAATAAAGCTGGGCCAGTTCATTGTGTTTGAGAAGAAAGATATTTTTTCGTACAAGCATGATTCCACAAGAGACCCGATCAGCGGTCAGCTTCCGAATGACAGCATCACTTTTACGGTGGATAACAGCACGCAGAAGTGGAACCCGATCAACCCGGAAGGTCTTTACAAATACCTGTATGAGCGCCAGCCTATCTCTGTGGAATACGGCATGGACTTAGACGGAACGGTTGAATGGATTACTGGTGGCAAGTTCTTCTTGTCTGAGTGGAGTGTTCCGTCTAATAGCATTGAAGCTAGCTTTACGGCTCGTGATGCTTTTGGCTATCTGATGGTTTCCAACTACACAGGAAGAATGTATGGCACTCTTTATGAGATGGCCTACGATGCGTTGGAACTTCTGAATGATAACGTGGCAACGTTTCAGATTTCCGATGAACTGAAAAATTATAGCACAGATATCACAAGCCAGGATAAAAGCAATTATAAGGACTCGGATATTTTGCAGATGGTTGCTAACGCGGCTGGTATGGCAACGTATCAGACACGAGAAGGCGTGATTGTAATTGGACGCATTCCTGATATCTCTACTGCAAAAGCAAACCTTGCCGGTGAAATCGACATCGTTAACAATTTCAACTGGCCTGAGATTGCATTCTCTTCTCCGCTGAAAAATGTGACTTGTTCGATTGATGTAAAATCTTCCGATGGTTCAAGCACTACAAGCAAAACGTATTCTTACCCAGAAAACCCAACAGGGAGCGGAGCAACGCAGACTGTTAGCAATGAAATGTTGTCTCAAAGCGTTCTCAGCCAGAGCAGGAATATTTTGACAGAAGCATACAAAGTGCTTTCTAACCGCCGCAAGGTCACATTGAAATATCGTGCAAGCCCACATTTTGACGCTTTGGACTATGTTCTCGTTCATCACCAATTTGGCTATTCCTCTGTACTGTTGACTACGAGTTTTTCTTATCAGTATTCCGGCTGTTTTCACGGGACGGTCGAAGGGTATCTCTTGGAAGGAGCTGATGTTCGTTGACCCGGTGGATCACAGACAGAACCGATGATGATGTTGTGCAAGTCAAGTCGCTTGCATTGAAAGCAAAAGCAGGAATGTGGACAGAGAAAGAGCAGGCAAAATGGGCCGCTGGCATGAAGGGTGCTCTGAGCTACATGGACTATAACCGCATCGAAGGCGGAATCCAAGAGATTGCATCCATCTTGAACGCACCTGTTTCGGTAAAAACTGATTGGGATGTAAATGGATTCCTGACTGCCTCGGATGCTTCCCGGTGGCTTTCCAATATCAAAGCAATTCGGTCTTTGTGTAGCGGCAAGAATGATACCCCCGAAACCCCTGCTTCCCTCAATTACCTGCACTATACGATTATCAATCAGGTCGAAGAAATTTTACTTGATATCGAAACAATAGCCAATAACCATCTAATCTACTGCTCAGAGCCAGTCTGTGGAGGTGAACCTTACTATGCACTTTGTTGACCGAGAAGCCAAGTACCCAAACCGATGGACAATGAAAAAGTCTGACGGCACATCGGAAGTTGTCACACTGGTTCGCAACGATGAGCCTATCGTTGAAGGCACTCCTATGAATGCTGAAACGCTGAACGCTCTTTCAGATGTTGCAGGCGCAGACATTGCAAGGATTGCCGCTGAAAAAGCAGAGCTGAATGCAAAACTGTCCGAAGTAAATGCCAAAACGTCCGCACAAGAGTCGCAGAAGCAAGCCGAAAACTCCGCTGAAAGCGCTCGCCTTGCAGAACAAAGCGCTAATAAAGGTGGTTGGATGAACTTTGAACAGGAAAACGGCGTTCTTTATATGGTTAAAAGCGATAGCTTGACCGAAATAAATATGCAAGACAATGGCTCAGGAATTTTGGAGGTGACGTTTGAATGAGCAAAATAATCGAAATCGGCCCTTATAGCGCCTATGCCATTGCTGTAAAGTATGGCTATGTGGGTACAGAAGAGGACTGGATTAAAGCAGTCGAAGCAGCTCGAAAGAGCGCCGAGACAAGCGCAGCCAATGCAAAACGAGAAGCAGACGGGGCTTCTACTTCTGCCGCTACTGCCACTGAACAGGCCAGAACTGCAACCACAGAAGCTGGAAAATCTGCCGCATCCGCTGATGCTTCTGCATCCAGTGCATCTGCCGCTGCAATCAGTGAAGCCAATGCAAAGAAATACTCGGAAGAGGCCGGGGCCAAAGCAACTACTGATAAAACCCTGAGCATCGAAAATGCCCCTGCGGACGCAAAGGCTACCGGTGATGCTCTGGCAGGCAAAGCAGACTCCGTCGTTCCACATGATCTTTCTATTCCGATCACGGGGTGGCAGACAGACACAGAAGTTGCAGAGTACCCGCATTACATTGATATTACAGCAGATGTTACGTCCACGACTGTGGTATCTGTCAGTATTGACCCTGCAAGCGCAGACGTAGCCGGTAAAGCTATGCTTGTAAACCCCGAAACTCGAACCGGAGCTATCCGTATCCGTGCACACAACATTCCGAGTGAGGAAATTTCCGCCCGGTGGTATCCCATCAAGTATGGTGGTCAGTTCTATGGTGACGGCTCCATCTATTCCAACTTCCTGCTTGCGGCACATCCTGTAGGCAGTATCTATCAGACCATCAGCCCTGAAAACCCGTCCGTAACTTTTGGCGGCGGCACATGGGAAAAGATTGCGCAAGATAGGGTGTTAATGGGTGCAAGCGACACGCACCCAGCTGGCACAACGGTAGAGGCGGGACTGCCAAATATTACGGGCAAGTTTGTTGCCGCACTTCGAGATGGCTTTACTAACGATTCACATACTAGAATAACAGGAGCTTTCTACGAAAACGGCACAACTACTGGAGAGGACAGCTATAACAGCATCTCAACAAATGTCGGTATTCCCTCCGGTGGTGCGCCCTTCGGATTTGACGCTTCTCGTTCCAACTCCATTTACGGCGCATCCGATACCGTCCAGCCCCCGGCATACTTTACTTACACTTGGCTTCGTACCGACTGAAAGGAGAAAAAATGGCACTAGGAGAACTTAAAAATGGCATTGGCCCTGATGCCTATACTATCTATCAGCAAGTCCTTGCGGCGGTAGTCGAGCGAGACCACCCCGTGGGCAGTCTGTACATCAGCGACAATGCCACCAGCCCTGCCGAGCTTTACGGCGGCACATGGGAGCAGATCAAAGACAGTTTTATCCTGGCCGCTGGCGATACCTATGCGGCAGGAAGTACGGGCGGCGAAGCAAAGCATTCATTGACAAATCTGGAGAATGGCCCGCACTCACATGAAATTGTCTCTTATGGAAACGCTGACTGGTATTATAAAACCGCATCTGCACTTGGAATTAAACTCCAAGCGCAGCATCATGTCATGATTAATGATATATCGTCAATCATTGACGCAGATGAATCCGCGGGTTATCTAGCAACAAATACTAGTGGCGCTGGCCAACCACACAACAACATGCCGCCCTACTACTGCATGTACGCATGGAAGCGTGTCGCCTGAAAGGAGATTTTATGAAAATCATCGACAGTAACGGCGTAGAAATCGCCACCCCCGACTTGACGAAAGGCTACCTCAAGCAGGAGACCCAGACCATCCATCACGATGCTGTGGCAGGTGTGGAAGAGGTCAGCCACTACGAGTACAAGACCTACCCCAACGGGGGCCGTGACCGCTGGAAGGTGGTGGACGTGCCCGGTGTCGCCGCAAAGGGAGCCTATGACGAAGAGGTGGAAGTGCAGCGGTATGTGCTGTACACCGCCGAAGAGCTGGCCGAACAGGAAAAGGCCCGCAAGGAAGCAGAGGAAAAGGCGCAGCTGCCCACCGCAGAAGAGCGCCTTGCTGCTCTGGAAGCGGCTATGCTCGACCTGCTGGCCGCACAGTAAGGAGGATGTTATGGTTTTGTTCTATGTGACCCAAATCAAACTGCACCGTTTTGACGGCGCTTTTACCATCGACAACGTTCCTGACCGGTACAAGGATGCCGTGTTGAAAAAGCTGACGGAGGAGGGATTTTATGAGGTGGAAAGTGATGCTTGACTTCCTGCGGGATATCTTTTCTGCCCTCTCCCACGCTGCCGGTGACAGCGCCGACAAGAAAGAACCTGCCCCCGCACCGGACGTGCCCACTGTGGACACCGTGACCGGGTGGGAGGGCAACCCACCTTACCGCTATGTGGACGTGAGCCGGTATCAAGGCACCATCGACTGGGCACAGGTGGCAGCCGCAGGCTACAAGGGCGCGATGCTCAAGACGGTCTCCACCAACCGCAAGTTTTCCAAGCGGGCAGACGGGCTGTACATCGACCCGACCTTTGAGACCAACTACCGCAACGCCCGGGCTGCCGGGCTGGACGTGGGCGTGTACTACTACACCTACGCTACCAGCGAGGCCATGGCCGATGCAGAGCTTGCCCTTCTGCGGCAGGCGGTCTACGGCAAGGAGCTGACCCTGCCTGTGGCGGTGGACGTGGAGGAAAACAAGCTTAAACCCATGAGCATCCTCGACCTCACCAACCTCACCGCCTATGCGCTGGAACAGGTGGAAAAGATGGGCTTTTACGCCCAGCTGTACACCTACACCCACTACTCCAACATGGAGCTGGATATGGGCCGCTTGGCAAGCCGTTGGGATGTCTGGCTGTCCGATACAACCGGACACACTCCCGCCGTTGGATACCACTACAACGCTCACCAGCACACCAGCAAGGGCTCTGTGCCGGGCATCTCCGGCAACGTTGACCTCAGCGTGACAGAGCTCAACTACCCCCGTATCATCCGCAAGAAGGGCCTGACCCGTCTTCGGGAGGCGTAAGCCCATGCAACAGATTCTCTCGTACATCTCCGCGCACTGGACGGAATGGGCCATCGGGCTGCTGGGCCTTGGCTGGGGCTACCTTGTCAAAAAGGTGACCGAGTACAAGACCATCAAAGACGGCCTGCTGGCCATCATGCACGACCGCCTGTACCAGTCCTGCACCTACTACATCAAACAGGGGCACATTGACATGGGCGGCCTGAAAAACATCGAATATCTTTACAAAAGCTATCATGCACTTGGCGGCAATGGCACTGGCACAGAACTGTACAACCGGGCCAAAGCCCTGCCTCTCTGTGACTGAAAGGAGTGACAAATCATGGAAGCGATTCGTAACCTTTTGACCGCACTTCCTTCCCCTGTGGCCCTCGTGCTCATGCTGGGCGGCTTCATCTTCTACGCCCTGGGCTGCATCCGGCTGGGCTATGGCGCGGCTGTCAAGGGCACTGTGCTTGACCTGATCCAGAAGGCAGAGCACGAGATCCAGGGCACCAAAAAAGGTGCGGAGCGAAAAGCCTGGGTGGCTCAGATGCTCCGCACGGCTCTCAGCGCCAGCAAGTGGGGCAAGCTTATCAGCTGGGCCATCACAGATGAAACCATCGGGGTGATCATCCAATTTTTCTTTGATCGCATGAAAGCGGCACTGGAAAAGCAGTAAGGAGGATATCATGGCAAGCACTACATACGCACACGGACGTTTTCGTGACCTCACGAAAACATACCATCTCGGAAATGCCAACAAAATGGTGACAAAATGTCACCGGTTTACCGTGCTTGGCAATATGGTGCGCAACGCCGGACAGTTGCCGCAGCCCTTCTGGCTCGGGGCTGTCTGTGGCGGCGGCTCGTGTAGTGCTGCCAGCTGCGCTGCAAGGACTTGACCGACAGCAGATGACCGCAGCCATCAAAAGCGCACCGCTTGGGAGGGTAGACCGTAAGATAGCCTTACTGCGGTACGTTGAGCGGCTTCCGCTGCCGGACATTGCGGCACAAACACATTACAGCCGGACGGCGATAGGCTACCGACTGAAAAGCATTGAAAAAATGCTGAATGTGTGATATTATAATCTTAATTGGGTGTGATTTCTCACGAAACGCATTGAAGCGGCAGGCTTTCGGGCTTGCCGCTTTTCTTTTTGCACGATTTGTGGTATAATATACCCAAGGAAACCCGACCGGCCTCTCAACGATGCGCATTAGGTCGGGTCGTACAAGAGCCAACTCCGTGCTCAACGGAGAATTAAAAAAGCAGTCGCCAGATTCGGCGCTGAACAGTCTCCCACCCGCCTACTTACAGTGCGTACCATGTGGGAGACGCAGAAAGCCCCCGGTGTTTCGTTTTGAGCATCGGGGGTTATTTATTTTTCAAGCGTTCATGCGGATTTTTCCGTGTGGGCGCTCTTTTTTTGCTTAAAATAATCAAGCTCTAATCAAGATTTAATCAAGATTTAATCAAGCTCTAATCAAGATTTTTGTCCTTCGTTGTACCTCCGTTGTCTCTCGCGCCGGGCGTTTGCGATACACTGGGTGCAATAGGAGGGATGTATTATGAGCTATTACCCAACACCCGGAGCGCCCTATGTTCCGCAGCAGCCTGTCAACCCTTACGGCGGTATGGGCACGGTAGGTCTTACCACTCCCCTGCCAAACGCACAGATGCAGCAGGCACAGCAGCAGCGTCCGCAGCCGATGAATGGGCAGCAGCCTGTTCAGCAGTCGGTGCAGGACGGCGGTTGGCTGCTGGGCAGGCCTGTTTCCAGCAGGGAAGAGTTTTTGGCGATACCGTCTGACCTGTACGGAAGATGGACGTATTGCCCGGATTTGCGTAGTGGGGTCATCTACTGCAAACGTCTGAATCCAAACACTTGTGAATCTGACGTGTTAGAGTTTTACAGCCCGGAAACATGGCGACAGATACAAGCACAACAGGCACAGCAAACCGCCGCACCGACACAGCAGTATGTGCCTGTTGAGCAGTACAACGCCCTCGTGCACCGGATGGATGAGCTGGAAAAGTGGCAGAAGAGCTTTTCTAAGCCCGCTACCGCAACGAAGAAAGGAGAATAAAAATGTCCTCTCCGTTTGATATGATTACTCACAGCCCCATCATGCAGCTTGCAAACCTTGCTCGTGCCGGGCAGAATCCGATGGGGCTTATCCAGCAGTTGAGCGGGCAGAATGCCCCCATCATGCAGGGCTTGAACTTGATTCAGGGCAAAAACGAAGCACAGCTCAGGACGATGGCACATAACCTCGCCAAAGAGCGCGGCATCGACTTAAACCAGCTCGCAAGCGCCCTGAACCTGACGCTGCCCCGATAAGGCATCCCTCTAAGCGAAACGCTTCTCAGTTTTGCGGACTTGACAAAAACCGCTTTTGTTTGGCTTCGCCCATCGCATACGGCGGTGGGATAGCATACGCAAAACTGAAAGGAGTTTTGTTATGGACGATTTTGCAACTGGCTATCTGGCTGGGCAGGACGGCGGCAATAACAACGGCGGATTCTTCGGCAACGAAGGTCTGTGGGCGGTTATTATCCTCGCCATCATCTTCGGCTGGGGCAACTACGGAAACGGGCGAAACGGTGGTGACAACGGCATGAACAGCTACATCCCCTATCTGGTCGGCACTGGCGCAACCGGTCAGGGCGGCGCAGATACTCGTGCGGCTTTGTCTGAGGGCTTCTACCAGCAGGACACTTCCCGTTCTCTGGCTGGCATCCAGAGCGGTATCTGCTCTCTGGGCTATGACCAGCTGGCGCAGATCAATGGCCTCAACGCCAACATCGCAAACGGCTTTGCTGGCGTGAACAGCGCCATCTGTCAGCTTGGCTACCAGAACGCACAGCTCGTGAACGGTCTGGAACGCAGCGTGTCCAACGGCGACAACGCCATCAGCCTTGCCATCATGCAGGAGGGCAACGCACGGCAGGCTGGCCAGACCGCTATCCAGACGCAGCTTGCATCTTGCTGCTGCGAGAACAAGCAGCTCATCGGCGACCTGAAGTACACCATTGCACAGCAGGACTGCGCTACCCGTCAGGCTATCGCAGACAACGCCCGCGCCATCGTGGACAACTGCAACGCCAACTTCCGCAGCATGATGGACTACTTCACGCAGGACAAGATCGCAACTCTGACCGCCGAGAACCAGAGCCTGAAGTTCGCGGCTTCTCAGGATCGTCAGAATGCGCTTCTGACCACCGTGATGTCCCAGCAGACCGATACCATCCTGAACCGGGTCAATCCTCGTCCGATTCCCGCTTATCAGGTGGCAAACCCCAACGTGGGCGTGAACTGCTGCGGCTGCTGCTAACCTACACACTCCCCGATAACACCGGGTGAACCATCGGGGCAGGGGTAAGACACCTCTGCCCCTGATTTTTTAGGAGGAAAACATTATGGCTTGCAAAACAAGCTGCAAACTCTGCCCGCACTTGGTCATCAGTCAGGCGGTCACGTTCGCCAACGACACGCTGACCATCAACATCCCTGCCGGCGCATACCAGAACGGAGAGAAGTATTGTATCGTGGTTGCTCAGAGCTTGCCGGACACGACCACCATCAACGCCCCTGTTGTCATTACCATCGGCGCTGGCACGACCGCATACCCTCTGACTGACTGCAACTGCGCTCAGGCGACCGCTGAGAGCATCCACACCCGCACCCGCTACGCTACCCGTGTGGCAACGTCTGCAACCGGCACCGGCACGTTCAAATATCTTGGCTGCTTCTGCCGTTCCCACGCAGGCGCACCTGCGTCCATTTCCTAAGGAGGTATAGATTATGGGCAAGACTAATTTTCGCCGCATGATGATGCTCCGTGACCACGACAAAGACCGTGAGCCGGAACGTGACCGCCTTGAGGAAGAACGTGACCGCAGGGAACGTGAGCTGGAACGCCGTCTGCGTAAGCTGGAAGATGGCAATGACCGTTATCCTTACTACCCGCAGGAGGAGAACCGCTACATCGACCCCTACCCTATCCCCCGCTACCCTGACGTAGAGAATGGGCGAAGAATGCCGCAAATCGGCTTCTCGCAGAACGGAGACTGGGATAAACGGTCTGGGCAGTATGAGCATGGCGGCGCGGACGGTCGCTCCATCAAGATGCCGCGCAAGCATCTCACCCACGATGAAGCGGAGGAATGGTGCGACAGTATGGTGAATGCTGACGGCACAAAGGGCTGTCACTGGACGCTGGAACAGACACAGGACGTTGCCAAACAGCGCAATATCACTTGTGACCCGAACGATTTCTGGGCTGTCATGAACATGATGTACTCGGATTATTGTCAGGTCGCAAAACGCCAGTCCGTTGACACTCCGGGCTTCTACGCTGACATGGCAAAAGCGTTCCTTGATGACACGGACGCTGTGGACGGAAAGGCGTACGCCTACTGGAACTGCGTGACAGATAAATAAAATGTAAAGCCCCTGTATAGCTGATTGCTATGCAGGGGCTTCATTATTTGTTCATTCCTTTGTCGGTCATGTATTCGGCAAATTCGGAAGCATTCATAAATCTAAAAAGTCTTTCCGCAGTGTAGTTGCTTTCATCGTCTGTAACCCAGTAACGGTTTTCCTCAATTACGGAAAGCGTATGCACCGTGTACCAAGGCGTTAGCTTTGAATCCAAGCCATTGGAAAGAAACCTCACTTTGAACCAGTTTGGGTTCATACCCTTCAAAAAGCAATCAATAGGATTGATGTTTTTGAATTCGGCATAAAACAAATTCTTGAACCAGCCTAACTTCATACCTTTGTTGCTAAAATCTTCTCTGACATTGTAAAGATTAAAGATATGGACTTTTTTGCAGTGGTTCGGAAGATAGTGAAGCGTTTTATCTCTCGTCCGAAAAACCACCTTACTCTCGTTTTCGCTGCCAATTCCATACAAGCACCACTCTGATTCGTGATGACCTAGCACCTTATCTGACATTAAGAGTCCCTCTCTTTCTGTTTATTCTGCTGAAATGGAAACCGGATTGTACTTTCTTTTGATGCCAATAATCGCTTGCGTGATTCCCGCTTTGTTTAACTGATTTACAGACTTACGGAATACAAAATCAATGTTCACGTTCGCTTTGATTGTTCCGTCATCTTCAAGATAGCAGTTTGGAATCCACACGTTTTGATTGCTCCCATTGATTTTGAAACGTTTTGCTTTGTAGCAACCGTAGTCCTCTCTTACAATCAGCTCAACAGGAATGTTCTTGTAATATTGAGTGTCAGTATTGTACTTTTCAGCCAGTTTTGCTTTACGTTTTGCTACCTCTGCGTTTATTTTTGCTTGTTCCTCTTTGCTTCTGCGCTTGCGCGGCTTGTATGTACGCATTTTTCTCCTCTCACATAGATTATTCTTCTTTGATGTGCATTAGTATATACAACGGAACGAATCTTTTCCAACTATAGAAGTGTTTAGGATAGCGCCTAACAAGATACCAATCGCCAAACAAATGGAAAGTTATGTAGTATTTTGCAATTCTTGCAACTCGCTCTTGTTTCGTCATATTAATTCCTCGGCATATCTGTGTAGTACAGCTCCATATCTGCCTTGTACATATCAAGCTGTCTTTTGCTATCCACAAGCGTGTTAAAGCTAAATCCCGCTGCAAAAGATATGGCGATGGATAAAATCAAATGCGTTGCAGCCCATTTACCAGCAAAGATAAACGGAATCTGAACTGCTACGGCAAAAGCATCGAACAAAAGAACGCAAATGCCACGTTTAACCATTTTCTGTAAACGGATAATACTTCCTTCGTAAAATTCCTTTGACTTCATCATGCGTCAATCCTCCATAAATCTCAGCTTTTATCGGACGACGCGACGTTTTTCCGCATTGAATTCAAACACCATCTTCTTGTACTCTGCATAGCACTCCGGACACAGGTCGCCTGTGTCTTTTCTCCAGCCCCATCCATGGAGCAGAGCTCTATTTGTGTCGTCTATATGAACAGTAAACCCGCAACGGTCACATTCTGTTTGCATATATCTGCCATTCGCTTTTTTCATTACGAACTCTCCTAAATCTTAGCTTTTATCGGCTGAGTAATTCTTTAATATACAGCGTTTCAAATTTACACAGGATTTCTTTTATTCCCAAAGCGTTGATTTTGACCTCATGTCAAACAAATCTTGCGGGGTAATTACAAGGCTCTTGTCGAGTTCTACCACACTGATAATGGAAAACTTGCCGGGGACTTCTCGCTCTATTCTTGCTTTTGCTTCTTCCTTGCTGTTTGCAAACAAGATGAACGGAGCTTGAAAGTGTCTGCATTTTTCGTCATCATCGTACTGGATTTTGACCCAATAAAAGTTTTCGCCCTCTACTTCTTTCGGTGTTAAGTATTTTTTGACACTTGAGGCATCGTAAGTGCAATACCCGATACACTGCGAGTTTCCGTATTTTTCCATAAAATTGTCATTCCCAATACGAGTTGCCAAAACCATGTGAACGTCTTTCCAACCAACACGGTCATCATTGACCGGTTTATCGTCCATAACAATATCGTCAGGGTCTATCACTTTCTTGCCAACCGCCAAATTCCAATTATTTGCAATATAATGTGCCATCTGATACCAGTTGTCAAATGTTTTTACTTCTTTCATGGCATCTTCCAAAGAACCACGATGAGGTCTATAAACAATCATACGTCAATCCTCCAAGAAATCTTTCGGTAATCTTTCCATTCTATCTTGTGCAGTTCTATAAATGATTAGTTTTACTCAAGCCAATTGATGAAATATCCGTTGTACTTAAACTCTTTTGCCTCATTCGCGGCCTTAATCAGATTCTCCGCAAAAGCAATCGCCTCATCCGGCAACAATGTTTGTCCAGGAAAACATACTTTGCTACCGATTGAAGTGTCAATTCCGTCTCCACTCCTGCAAATTTCTATGCCATCTCCATAAGTCTTTCTTCTCTGTTTTAAGTCTTCTATGTTGTAATCAGAATACTTTACCTTGTCCATGCACACTTTCCTCTTAAATTTCAGCTTTTATCTATTAAGCAGTTCTTTGATGTAAAGCGTCTCAAAACTTTTCAGATGAGGATACTCGTTTCGAGCCATCTTCTCTGCCTGCTCTTCAACACTCAAAATGCTTTCAAAGTCGTCATCCACATCAATAACATAGCACATACATTCATGGTCGTGCTTTTCGTTCCACCCTTCAAAAAGAGCAACAAACTTTTTCATATTTTCAATCCTCCAAGAAATCCTCCAACTCAATCTTCCCATCTGCCGCCGCAGCCGCTAGAGCGTATACGAACTGTCCAATCGTCATTCCGTGCCGCCTCGCTTCACGGTTGATATACTTGCGTTCTTCCTCGCTCATAAGGATAGTAATGCGCTTAGAACGCTTGCCGTCACCGCTCGCAACACCCTGATGCGATTCCGGCATCGGAATTTTTTTCTTTGTCAAACCAGCTTCAGCTAGTGCGCCGGATACATCGCCCTGTTCGATAAGGCGTTGAACTTCTTTCGCCTGTTTCAGTTTCTTCGGCTTGCTTTCGCTTACTACGGCATTGTTTGGCTGTGTTTCACTGTCTTTGGCTTGCTTCGGCTTAACACTGCTTAATTGTGCTTCATTAGGCTGTGTATGGCTGTCTGTGGCATCACTAGACTTAATCAGTGCTTGTTCGGCATTATTCGGCTTTGTTTGGCTTACTTCTTCTTCCTTTGGCTCACTTCGGCTTAATGTTTGTTCCGAAAAAACAGGCCGGAAATCAAACCCGCCAAGCAAGCCGGATGTTTTTTTGCTGGACTTTTTCACTCTTCATCCCCCTCTACGATCTTCTTTGCAGCGGCTTTCATCAGGCTTTTGAAGTTATCTATTTGCATACCCATAATGATTTCTCCGATCCTATAATCTCTTGCGCTCTCTGATAAATTTATGAGTTCCGAAGCGATTTCCTTTCTTGTGCTGTACGAAAAGTCTTTCAGGTGACTTCCCTCATGACTTGCGCACTTGTATTCATCGGAAAATTCCTTTCCACAATATTCGCAATAAAAAAACTCTCTCGTCCGACTTCTCATTTCTCGTTTTCCTCCACAATCATTTTTGCCAGTGCCAAGAAATCCTCTGCACTTGTGCTCTTTGCCGTATCACCGCTAAACAGGCTGTGCCGCTCTGCCTGTGCCTTACGAACACCCATAGACGGTCTAATCTTTACGCCCAAAAGCCTCGTTCCCATGCTTTCTGCAATCACAGGAAGCTGCTCTACGACCTCTTTGGACAGGTTCTCACGGCTCTTGTACTGGTTCAGAAGCAGACCTTCAATCTTCAAAGTCGGATTGAAGTATCTGCGAACGTCACCAATGGTCTGCGAAAGCTGGCTCAATCCGGCAAGCGCATATCGGTCTGCTGTAATGGGTACGATGATGCTGTTGGCGGCGATCAGAGCGTTTACAAGTGCAAGACCAAGCTGCGGAGGAGTATCCAGAACGATGTAATCGTACTGTGCAGACACGGATTCCAGTGCTTCACGCAGCCGGAAGTTCTTACCAATGTCCCGGACAAGCTGCTCGTCAATGTCCTTCAATGCGCTGTCTGACGGCAGAATGTCACCGGCTTCGCAGTGCTGTATTCCTTCCTCTACTGTGCCCTGTCTGGTCATTACATCGAACAAAGTACACACGTCCTCTGTCTGTGCGCCGTAGGTGTCCGTTGCGTTACACTGGGCATCGCAGTCCACCAGCAACACCTTCTTGCCAAGCAGCTGTAACGCACCAGCCAGACAGGTGCTTGTGGTAGTCTTTCCCGTGCCGCCCTTCTGGTTGGCTACAGCTATGATTTTTGCCATTTTTATTTGCTCCAATCCACGAAATATCCGTTATACTTAAATTCTTTTGCTGCTTTGCCAGCTTCGATTAAAATCTGCCCTGTCTTAATGGCTTCATCAGGTTCTTTTTCGCTGCATCCACGCGGAGAAACAATCAAATGAATCGGACTTATCACGCCATCGCCGCGATGAAAAAACATAACCACTTCATTATCAAAATTTTTATTTAGTTCGAGTTCCGCTTTATTCAGAACGGAGTAGGAAACTTTTTCCATTTTATCACTCTTTCTTTTAGTAAAGCGAAGAAGAAAACGCCTTCACTTCATCACCGACCCACAGCACAGGTGTAACGTGCCATTCAGTCACAATTTTATCTTCAAGGTATTTTCCTTGAGAATCAATCCATTTTTCGTTACTTGAATCATACCATCCAACTTGAACCATTTCTTTGCCAGAGTTTTTGTCTTTTGTTGAGAGAAGGAGCCCGTGTGGCCATTCTTCCAGCTCTTTACCGGGCATTGCTTCTTCAACTTTATACCACTTGTCCTTGTCATAGCCTTTCGGAAACATTGGAATCATACTCTTTCTCCTTTCTGCATTGTCTGCTCAATGTGCTAAATCTGGCTGCTCTTGCAAGGCTTCAATGGAATAGAACGCTGGCATATACCTGTCTACGATACCCGCTTTGTCTACGCTTCTAATCAGATAGCCAACAGGTCTGTCGGGGAATGGCGTTCTGCTTAAAGACAAGATGTCCTTATACGCAGCCTTTACCGTTTCGTAAACCGCTTCTCTGCGTCTCGGCAACTTGATTTCAGGATGCTCTTTTTTCATCCACTTCTCAACCACTTTTGCCACGTCAATGCAGTCTTGCTTTTCCAACTCGTCACACACAGACCAGTCAAAATCCTCATATCCGCTTCTGCGGGGCTTTTTGGCGGCTTTTTGAGGTTCGGTCGATACTTCGCTTGCCTGAGCTTCAATCAGCGTCTCAGACGCTTTAATTTTTGGCTTGAATTTGACTGCAACAGCCTTTCGCGCCACAAGAACCGGCTCGTAAGTCACAACAATGTCCGACACGGCATTGATTTCATCCACCGCAACGTCAAGCACTCGCTTGCGAAGGTTCTTATAAACATCGTAGCTGGCTTCCATTGCTCCGAGCTGCTCTCTCAACTTCTTCAGACTGATTTCATGCGGCTTACTGTCCATGTTCAGCCAGTCCCGAAGAATCGAATAAAGCAGGATGCTGTACTGTGATTTCATCCGTGACGTGTAACGCAGCCGATACCGAACATAGCCGCTTTCTGCGATGTCAAAGAAGATAGGACGAAGGTCAGGATTGCAGGTGATTGCCACAACGTAAGACCTCGTTTCAGGAACATAGTCCAGTTTTGCCCTTGTAAACAAGACAAAGCTCTCAAACGTGCCCTTCTCTTTGTCAATGGGAATCGACACCGTATTGCCCAGAAAGTGCTTAATCTGCGGCTCAATCCTTCGTGCATCAAGGCTTTTTAACCCCAGCAGGTCTCTGTACTCTGCCAACGAGAACTCCACGCGGCTACTGTTTGGGTCTCTCGGATTTATTCTTGACAAGTAAACCTCTAGCAACCGGAGCTCGCCTGCCGTGTAGTCCCTGAACTTTGCCCACACAAGGGATTTGCTTTTTTCAACAAGGTTGTTATCGGATATTTTTGGCATCCGTTCACCTCCTTTATCAGGCTAAAAACAGTATAGCACAGGTCGGGGGACAAGTCAACACGTTTTGTCCCCCATGACTTGTCTTTTTGTCCCCCATAGGGTCGTCAAAACGTCCCCCATGACTTGTCAAAACGTCCCCCATGCTTTGTCATTTCGTCCCCCATCTACTTATTATATATTAAACAAGAAATAAACAAGAGGTTAAATATCATCGTTAAATAGGCGATGACGATAATTTTCAACAATTTCTTTGTTTTTCCATTCCAGCTTGTGGATAACTCAACCTTCCATTTGCTGAATAAAGTCTTTCTGGCAATAATTAGTCTTATCTAACGTGTACAAAAATTGGATGAAAAACTTTTGAGCCGGTGTTATGGGGGACGGATTGACGAACCGATTAAATGCAAGCTACATATTATCGCTAATACGTTATTTATTCCGCGCAAATACTGTCGATTCATAGTCAATGGGGGACGGATTGACAAGGCAGATTTTGCCGATAGGTGTACAAAAAGTGGATGAACGTGGACAAAATGTTCTTCAAAAACTGCGATAATTCGACAATCAGCCAGTTATATTATTTGGATTCACAGTATAGGAATCATTAGACTTCATGGCCGCTTCTGTTCCAGCGTCCTGTGCCTGATAGAGTATTTCCATCTTCGGGGCGGTTCCGTTTGGGTCTGTGTCTGTTCCGGTAGCCTGCGCTATCTCATAGTTGCCCGATACCATCCGGCAAACAGAGACCCTGTCCTTCAATGGCGTATGGAGGTTTGCCAGAACCTCCGTCAGTACGCCGATGTGGTCTGAACCGTGATCTCCGTACCGCATATACAACAAGGCATCTATCTCGTAGGAAGAACACTCCATCATGGCATCTATGAGAATCTTACGCTTTTCCATGTCGAAAAGGTCGTCCTCTAGATGCTCCAGCAGCCCTGGGTGAATACAAGCGTCCATGTATCGAGCCACCGATACGCCGCAACAAGTGAACCAGCGCATAGCCATCGGAAAGGAAATGGCTGCCAGACCTTGCTCCCAATTTGCTATCGTGCCGCGATTCACGCCCATTCTTGCCGCCAATTTCTGCTGGCTCAAGCCGGAACGCATTCGAGCTATTTCTAATGCTTTGGCTGTTCTTACTAAATATTCATCCATAAATTCTCACCCTTTCAACAAAATCCAGCAAAACTGCCGGGTTCGACAAGCCAAAAAATGGAAAAAGCTGCTATGGAGAACCAACAGCAGCCTGTGTTATAACTGTATTGTCAAAAAATTCCAAAGAGGAGTGGAACAAAAATGAAAGAAACTGTAATCTGGAACCATGAACGTATGCCGATCATCGACGGAATGCCTGCCAGCGTTCCCGATGGGCAGCCACACACACCTGAACCATGGGAGGAAAGTTAATGAAACGAACCGTAGACGCTCTAATTATCCCATACGCTCGCAGACGGGCGCTGGAGCTTGTCCTGAGCCTTTCTGGGTACGAAGCTGATAAAGATGCTTACCTCGAAGCAAAAGGCATCCTGGAACGCGCCGTAGCCGCCTTGGACGATGGGCGCGACCCAGGAGATAACATCGAACGCATTAACGGACAGCTCGTAGAGCTGTGATTGGAGGAAAGATGGATAGGCGTTGTCCCTTTTGACTTGAACGCTCGTGGCTTCCCCGATGAAAAGTAACGGATGTGAAGAAAACATTCGATTTTTGCAAAGTTGTTTAAATCGTATTGACTATACAACTGAAAGATGTATAATCGTATCAAATGAACATCTGCACTTACCGATCGGGAGGATATGCCACAATGAGTGAACAGGAAAGAGCCAAGATTGACCGATTTATTGCATGGCTGCTGGAACATCCTGAAAAGATTCCGGTAGCGGAGCAAGCCCTAAACCTAGAATAATAGAAAATCCCTTGCGCAGAGCTACACCAGCCCGGCACAAGGGATTCTTTTATTTTACCGGGTCAGAACCACTTCTTTTTTCGGTTTCTACGGTAACGATATTTTCTGCCGTTGCCATATAGCACGCGGTCATTGCCTTTTAACAATGCCTGCATAAACCAGAAGCAAAAGGCACAGCCACACAACAGGTAATACACAAGCTTACCTCACATCTTCTCGATCAGGTTCATCAGAGCTTCACGCTGCTCCTTCGGCATAGATTCAAGTTTCTTTCTAATCCGCTCCACTGCTGCATCGACTTCACTTTGCGGCTGCTGGGGCGGGTTTTCTTTTTGGTCTCCGGTAAGAAGGTAGTCCACTGACACGTTGAAATAAGTTGCAATCTTAGAAAGAACCTCTGTGGACAGGCTTTTAGTTCTTCCGGCTTTCAATTCGGAAAGAAAACTGCGGCGAATCCCAATGTTACCGCAAAGGGTTCCGTCTTTGATGCCCTCTTTTTCGCAAAGTGCATGGATGTTGCTGTACAAGTCCGACATAAGAATGCTCCCATATTTGTGCAAGTATACAAATGCACAGAATTTTGTACAAAAGAGTTGACTTGTACAGAAGCCTGTACTATAATACAGACATAGGCAGTACAGAACACTGTACAATATAAACTCTCTACACCCTTATATTAGTACAGTTTTCCGTACTTGTCAATAGATTTTAGCAAATGGAGGTGGAATTTTGAAAGAAAACTTCCGTTCTGGCTTTGAGCTGGAAGTGAAGATGAAGCTGTTGCAGCGAGGTATGAAGCAAACGGAGCTGATTCAGGCGGTTCAAAGCGATACTGGATTGTTCCTTGATGATTCGTACCTCTACAAGATTCTTCGTGGCGAGCGAAAGCCGGAGAAGATTATCCAGAGCATCTGCAAGATTCTTGAAATCGAGCAGAATACCGAAAACGAACCTCAAATGTGACTGCAAACGCATTTGAGCAAACAAGCAAAAAAGAAAGAGAGAACTAAAATGACTAAGAAAGAAGCTACTGTTGTCTGCATCAAGCCCATTGTTAAGAAAACCGCCAAAATCCGAATTATCGGTGATTCTCCGCTGATTGTCCACGCATGGAGCGAGAAGGCAAAGAAGGAGCTGCTTGCATCTCAGCAGGGTACGAAGCTCAAGAAGGACAAGAAGCAGGCTAAGAACGTCTACGGCGAAATCGCCGAAGCTCTTTACTGGATGAACGGCAAGCCGGACGTTGCATACGCTGACTGGACGGAAGATCTGCTGGACAAGTATGCAGCATCTGAGCAGTTTGGCTTCCCCGCTTGCGCTGTCAAGGCCGCTGCCGTTTCCGCTGCATTCCGTCTGGGCTGGACGAAGGATAAGGTTTCCGCTCGTGGTGCATTTATGATTTTCGGTGACAACGGTTCTGAGTTCATCGAAATCAAGTCCTTCAAGCCGGAAGGCGAACCGAAGTTCGTAGGCCGTGAGGATTCTGTTCGTATCGGCATGGGAACCGCAGACCTGCGCTATCGTCCTGAGTTCGCCAACTGGTACATGGACGTTATCATCTCTTTCAACGAGAACGGCAACTTCAGCTTGTCCGACATCGTGAATATGCTGAACGCTGGCGGCGACCAGTGCGGTCTTGGCGAGTGGCGCATCGAAAAAGGCGGTAGCTGGGGCGCATTCCATGTCGAACTGAGCGAATAACGCTCTTTTGGCTGTTGCGGAGAGGCGAGGCTAGGAGCGTTTTGGCGAGTTAAGGCGCTGTGCGTTGAGGCTTGGCAAGGCAGTCGGGGTTCGGCTTGTTTAGGAATGTTAGCGATAGGTTCGTTAAGGCTGGTTAGGCTAGGCGGTCTATGTTGGGTTCCGGCGAGGTTAGGCTGTTAAGGTATGGCAAGTTAAGCTCAGGAAAGGCAGGGAACGGAGAGGAACGGCTGGCGTGGTTAGTCACGTTGCGGATATGTATGGAACGGTCTGGCAGGTCCGGTAAGGTGCGTTGTTGTTTGGCGCGTTGAGTTGCGATGTGGTAGGGCTGGCGAGGTTGGGCACGGACGGCAAGTAATGGTGTGGATGGGCTGTTAGGGTAAGCTAAGGCTCGTCATGTTCTGATGTGTCGGAGCGAGGAATGGTGCGGCTGGCATGGCAAGTTGCGATAAGGCGAGGTAGTGCCCGGTCAGTTGTGGCTGGCATGGCAGTGTTCGTTGAGGTAAGGTGACGTGGGTTTTGCTATGGCTGGCATGGAGCCAAAAATTCAGAAAGGAGCAAAAAATGAACATTAAAACTGGTTATCAGTGGAAGAACGACAAGTGCTGTTACAAGGCAACTGCCGATGAAGCCGCTGGTGCGTTTGAAGAAATCCGGCAGAACAGCGGCAAGCTCACGCCGGAGCTGGTTGTCGATTATGCTAGACCGAAGGAATCGGTTCTGCATAACGACTTTGAGTGGAGAGACGAGGTTGCCGCAGAGAAGTACCGTCAGGGTCAGGCGCGGCAGATGATTGGCGCAATTCGCATCACCAGCGAGGATACGCAGGAGCCTGTCAGAGCCTACGTCAACGTTACGGTGGTTGCGCCGGATGAACCGCCTGTTCGGTCTTATATGCCGATGAAAGAGGTTCTGGAACACCCGGATTTGCACAGTCAGATGATGGCAGACGCTTTCCGGGATGCACAGAGCTTCAAGCAGAAGTACAACACGCTGGAACGCCTGAAGCCTGTCATGGACGCTATGGATAAGGCGTTTGACGGTGCGGTGTAAGGAGGTAAACATGGAACAAATCATCACCTTAAAGATAGACCTTGAGCACCCTGATGAAGCCAAGTTTGACATTGACGCTGCGGTTGAGGCCTACGAGGAAAGCAAAAAGTGCTGGGATGCCTTTGAAATCAACAAAGCCAAAAGCAAAGCACGAACCATTATGTACAACCTGTGCAGTGAAGGCTACAGTATGATATGGACGGTCACAGATGGCGCTGTCGGCCTGACGATCTGGAAAAACTTTAAGGAGCCTTCTGTTGGCCAGTGCTATATGCCAAAAGAAAGTCTGTTTGACATCTGGGTCGAAAAGCTAGTTGCGCTATGCATTGCCACAGGCAAGGAAGTCCCGAAGTTTATCACAGATAAGGCTGGTGAGTGCTGGTGATGAAATTTCGTAAAGCGCAAAGCCGCAAGCGCAGACTGAAGCTTGCAATGGCTGCTGGCGTATCCAGAAACGATGCCAACAAGGTGCTGTGGATGGAGAAATCCATCAACCAGTGCTTTGAACGGCACAACAGAGAAGAAAGACTGAAAGAGGAGATGCAGCGTGGAAGAAAAGTACTGTGAGCGCTGCGGCACCTTTCTTGGCCTTGTGAATCCATGTAAGAAATACTGCGAAGAATGTAAAATCATTGTTCGCAGAGAACGGCAGGCTCTTATAAAGAAAGGAATTAAGGCTAAGCCGGAACCGGCTTTATGCGCTTGGTGCAAGAAACCAATGGTTCGGAAGGTCTGGTCTCAGAAGTATCACCCTGAATGCGCAGCAGATGCAAACAAGGCTTTGACTAAAAAGTACAAAGCCAAAAAGCAAAAAGAACTGAATGAGCTAAAAGCATCTGGTGAGTTCAAAATTACTTGGGATGTGCAGGAGCCAGAACGTGCGAGACCTCAAAAGCACGAGCCTCCAAAGTATACCGTGCGACAGATGAACGATGCCGCAAAACGATACGGCATGAGCTACGGCCATTACAGTACTTTACTTGCACAGGGAAAGGTGAAGGCTCCTGATGAACGGTAAATACTACGGCCAGCGTGAAATCCGCTGGCACAGCCGGGAGAAAGACCGGCTGGAACACATTCATAAAAGAAAGGACAAGAATGAAAGCATTCGTGGAAATTGCCCTGATTTGGGGCATTGTCCTGGCATTGGTTCTAGCAGCGTTCCTGCTAAACTTCTGGCTGGTGCATCATATCGAGCTTCTGGTCGGAGCTAAAATGACCTGGTACATTATCGGAATCAGCGCTCTGATGGCCACATGTTGGGTTTTCAGCACAGGTAAGAAAGCATGACGCTGGAAGATGCAATGAAAGCCAGGTACTTCAACATCAACGACCTTAGCCGTAGATCGGGAGTATCAAGGCCGACGATTTACAGCATCTTGGACAAGCGAAAAAAGCAGAAAAGCTCCGTTCGGGTCGATACGCTTCTAAAAATCGCAAAGGCCTTGAATGCAAAGATTACCATTAGTGAAAACAAGCCAAGCGGATTTGATATTGTCTTAAAAGAGGTGAAGAGAAATGAAAACTGTTAAAGGAACTGTATTGTGCTTTATAAGCATATCCATCGCCGTTGCGGCACTTGGATGTGGAAACGCCATCAATGGCGCTTCTAATGGCTGGGGGATGCTTGGATATACGCTGCTGTCCTTGTCTATGCTTTTTACTGCTTTGATTCTCGCTATTATCGGCGTTAGCGCGGAGAATGAGCGTATTGAACGCGAAAACCGTAAGATCAAGCGAGTGCCCCACCACACCAACGAGTGGAGGGATGCTCAGTGAAATGCCCGATGTGCGGACAGGAAAGTGTTACGACCGTCGACACTAGAAACGAAGACGATTGCATTATTCGCAGAAAGCATTGCTTGAATAAAGAATGCGATTACCGGTGGTCTACCATTGAAATCGACACAAGCCAGTGGTACTCAGCTCTTCAAATCCAAGAGCACAGAAAACAGAGAGGACGGCCCAGAAAGAATGATTAGCGTGAACCTAGATAGATTCGGTGGCGTGACAGAGCCGGAGGACGGCGTGTACTTCCTAACCCGTGAGCAGGAAGCAGAAGACAAAGAAGCTGACCGGCTGGCTGAGATTGAGGATTTGCAGTCTGAAATCGAGGACAGGGAAGCGGAGTTGAAAGACCTCCGTGCACAGTTGGCAGAACTGATGGCTGGTTGATTTTGCACAGCCAAGTTAAGCCGAAGTAAGAACAATGAAGCCTAATGAAGCCGAAGAAAGGAAAGAAAATGGGCAAATACAAGAAAGAAATCAGACATTGCACGAGATGCAACAAGCCATTTTCGGCATACCCGGAAAACGATGAAAAGCTTTGCGCAAATTGCAAAGAAGCTGACTACGAGAAAATGCTTAAGCTGAATGGATATGCGCTGAAGCGTCGTCTGGTAAGAAGCGTGGGAGACTCCTTTATGGAACTTTCTGCTATTCCTAATGCGTTAAGCGCCGCTCAAATGGATAATACCGTTTCCATTCAAAAAACGTGCCGGGACTGCGGCAAGCCTTTTAAAATTACCAAAGCAGAGCGCATTTTCTTTGAATCGCATAACATGGCACTGCCTAAGCGTTGCCCGGCTTGCCGTAAAGCGAGAAAAGAAGCGAGGAAGGAGAACAACTGATGGATAACAGCAAAATCCATGAAGCTCTGATGGCTGTTCAGTCAGAGTTGAAAGCCCCGAAGGGACAGATGAACAAGTTCGGTGGATACAAGTACCGCTCGTGCGAGGACATTCTCGAAGCGGTCAAGCCCATCTTGAAAGCGCATAGCCTTGTGCTGCGGCTTTCCGACAAGCCTGTTATCGTGGACAGTTGGCACTACATCGAAGCCACTGCAACAGTTGAATCGCAGGATGGCGCCACCTACACGGTGACTGCATACGCTCGTGAGCCTGAGTTTAAGAAGGGCATGGACGATTCGCAGATTACCGGCACTGCAAGCAGCTACGCTAGAAAGTACGCTCTGAACGGTTTGTTCTGCATTGACGATACGAAGGACGCTGACACGGACGAGTACCAGAAGCAGACCACAAGCAGGGCAAACAAGCCTGCGCAGAAGCAAACGGAAGCGGAAACCATTTCCCCATGCGCTTGCTGCGGAAAGCAGTTGCAGCCTATTCAGTACAACAACCGCACCGTCACTCCGCTGGAAACCGCAAGAAGCACAAAGAAACGCTTTGGGCGCGTCCTATGTTGGGAATGCGCTCAGAAACAGCCGAAGGAGGGCTAAACAATGCTTAACTCTATCGCAATTCAGGGGCGTTTGGTTCACACGCCCGAAGCTAAGGTCACGAAGTCCGGGAAGGATGTTTGTACGTTCAGCATTGCTTGTGACCGTCAGAGCGGCGGTCAGAAGGAAACCGACTTCTTCAACTGCACCGCATTTGGCAATACGGCACTGTTCGTTTCCAAGTGGTTTCAGAAGGGTAGCCTGATTCTGGTGACTGGTAGCATCCAGACCCGAAAGTATACTGACAAGCAGGGAAACAACCGCACCACAACGGAAATCATGGCAAACAAGGTTGACTTCTGCGGTGGCAAGTCTGACAGCAAGCCCGCTGATCGGGCGCAGGATGCACCGCAGAACTACTCTCAGGGCAACGCGGACGACTTCTCTGTGATTGACGACAGTTCTGATCTCCCTTTTGACTAACGGTTACGCTACCAGAACAAAAGGCGAACCGCCTACCTTATATAAGAGCTGCGCTATCTGGCTGAACGGGCGTTTGGAAGAATGATTACTTGTTGTCTCAACTGCACATCACGCCACCAAGCCTGCCACGACACTTGCGAGAAGTACAAGGCAGAGAAGAAAGACTTCGAGGAGCGCAAGGCGTTCGTGCATGAGCTGAACCACAGCCAGAGCGTATACCACCGCAATTACGAGGACAAGCACCGGGAGCGTGGAAAGAAGCGGTATCTCGGAAGTGAATTTAAAGGTGAACGAGGATGAATAAAAGAAAGTATAAGCCGGGCGGTTACATCATTTCACTTGATGAATTGATGAAGCAGGAGTTTGTTTATTGCGCCGGAAAACTTGTTCACAAAGGATGGTTTGGTAGCTGGCAACTGCGATATGCAAATAGCGAACTTGCTCGACTGCGTATCAGAGAAGCTAAAAAGATCGAGGACAACGCATGAACACCGGCAAGCAGTTTGAAGCAGACTTCAAAGCATCTGTCCCATCCGATGCGTGGTGCTACCGTCTGAAAGACAGTGCTGCCACCTACTACGGCGGCAACGAGAGCCTGTCCTTCTCCATCGACAACATCTGCGACTTCCTTGTGTACCGTTACCCGATGAACCACCTGTTTGAGCTGAAAACTATTGAAACGCCCTCTATCCCTCTGGAAAAGGTGTTCGGCAAGTACGACAAGGCAAAGTGCAAATACCGCAAGGAAAAGCACATCACAGACATGGTGGATGCAATGGGGTACAGCGGTCAGACCGCCCATGTGGTAGTCAATTACAGGGCGGTCAACCGCACCTTTGCAATCCCTGCCAGCAAGGTTCTGACGTTCCGTTACAACGAGAGCCGCAAGAGCATTCCTTGGCAGTGGGCAGAGCAAGAGGGGATAGAGGTAAAAGCAAAAAGGCTGCGTGTCCATTGGCGGTATGACGTGGATGGGCTGTTAAAGAGATTGGAGAAAGAACATGCAACTGCCTGAAAAACAAGAATTGGTAAGGCTTCTGGGGCTGTACCAAAGCGAACTTCTTATGGAGAACGAAGAAAATCTTAGAAAGAAAATGAGAAGCAATGAAAGCCCGAAGAAGGTTGTCACAGATTATTCATACGGTGTAAAAGCTCAGTATGAACACGCAAGAATCATCATCAAAAAACTTTCTGTTGAAATCGGAAAAGAGCTCAAGGCTAGTTGGGAGTTGTGGTGAAAATGACAATGGTTTGCGATAGATGCGGTGAAGCGTTTCTGCTTTCCAACGATGTAAAATACATGACACCGTTTGATGACGAACTTGACCAATTTGAAAGCAATTCTATTGTAAAGTGCCTTTCTGGCGATGATAAAGGGATTTACTCGATAAGAGATGAAACCGTTGTCCTTTGCCCCTCTTGCATGGCAAAGCTGAACGACTGGCTGAAAGGAGAAAAAAGTGAGTAAGAAAATTTCAGACATTCTGCCCAAGACCGAAATATTGGCGCAGTTGGCAGAAGAAGCATCCGAACTGGCACAGGCTGCGTTGAAGCTGCGCCGTGCGCTGGATGGCACAAACCCGACACCGAAGAGCGTTGAGGAGTGCCGGAGCGCATTTGAAGAAGAGTACGCAGACGTTGTGAACTGCATTATTGCGTTGGATGTGGACGATGCAACCTTTGATCGAATGCGGAAAATGCAGTACGAAAAGGAACTCCGCTGGCTCTCTCGCATTGAAACAAAGGAGCAGCCAGATGAATAAATTCGGGAACTGCCCTCTGTGCGGCAAACAGGTCAAGCCGACCAACATCCGCAAAATCGCACGGCAGAACCAGTTATACGGCTTTCGCATGGCTCTGGATGGCATCGCCGCCACATGGGGCGCACTGATTCAGAACCTTCGGTGCGATGCAGACCTAACCGATGAACAGGTGCAGAAAATCATCCGCATTGGTGATAGGTATTGGGAGATGGTTGGGCAGTTCAAAAACGAGGGCATGACCCCTGACGAGTTTGCGGATTATATCACCGCAAAGTCAGAACAGGTCGAAAAAGAGTTGAGAGAAAGGTGGAGCTAATGGATAAGGAACAACTTGCTATCGCACGGTTGCAGGGCGCTGCAAGGCTGTCAGAGCATTGGTACGATTTGATGGAGGATAACAATGTTTGAATTTGCAACTCGCTGGCTGGTCTGCCTAGTCCTGCTGGCGGTAGTAGTTCAGTCCGAACGGACAATCAAGAACATGGCGAACAGCCTGTTTGAAGAACGGCAGGCAATGCTCGTCTGGATGTTCGTCAACGTGTGTCTGGCCGTTTGTACGGCTGTTGTGATGGGGTGGAAATGATGATTCAGGATATCAACATGGTAGGGCGTGAAAGACTGGCTTTTCTGTATGGTCTTTATAGCGGCTGTGCGAAATCAGAAACTGAGCCCAATATCAAAGGCATTTATCAGGAAATGGCTTCCGAGTTAGCTTGGTGTTTGGGATTTAACGAGAACTACAGCAAATGTTATGAGATGAACGGGGAATAACTAATGGACAACGAACTTTATTGCCCGATAAAGATGGCCAGCAATCCGCTTGGTCGGTGCGTGTGCGAGAAAGAAAAGTGCGCTTGGTGGCGGCAGTTGGACAGCTGCTGCTCCATCTGGTGGATTGCAACCGAGCTGGATAAAATCGAAACGAAAATGAAGAGGTGAGAGTGTGAAAAAGCGGATTTACCTTGTTCTCGAAACCGAAGCGGACGAGGATGACAAGAGCATCCTAAACGATATTGAACAAGAACTTGGGATGGCTACGCACTATTTTGAAACGGTTTCTTATAGTGAGAACGGTTTTCCTGACAAATGGATTAGCGTAAAAAATAAACTTCCGAATGCTGAATATGGCGAATCTAAAGATGTGCTGACAATAAATTCTATGGGTGTTATGCGAGTAATGAACTTTGATGGTGGATGTTGGTGCTATCCGACTATGGAGCCTTATGCCAGCGCATTCAAAATTACGCACTGGATGCCACTTCCTGAACCGCCAAAGGAGGTTTGATACATGGCAACACCCCCGAAGCGTGGTCGTGGCAGACCGCCGTTGACCGAAGCTGAAAAGAAAAAGCGTGAGAAGCGAGCACAAAAGGCAAAAGAACAAGCCGCTGCGAAGCGTGAGAAAGAGCGCGAGAAGAAGCGGTTGCAGAAAAACGCTATGAACAGAAAAATCAGGTCGAAAGCCAGCCAAAAGCTGGCAGAAAGGCAACAAGAAGCATTGGAAAAAGCTAGAGAAATTGATGTAAACGATTTGTCCGTTTTGCTCGATGGTGAGGACGATAGAAAGATTCAAGGAATGATTGCGGCGGACTACTTCGACAATCTTCCGAAAGTGAATATGGACAATCCAGTTGATGTCAAAAACCGACTAGACTTTTTCTTTAATTGCTGCAAAATAGCTCGAATTTCTCCTGTCATCGAATGGATTGCACTTTCTCTTGGAATCAAGTGGGTTAGCTTGAAACAAATTATGCTGGGAGAAAGACGAAATGATAGTTTACAACAAGAATACATCCTTAGAACTGTTCTGAAAATGCAGTCCATGTGGGCATACAATGGCATTTATGGGCAGGAAAATCCGGGAGAATGGTGCTTCCGTGCGAAAAATTATTTTGGCATGAAGGACAACGTAGAAGTCACCGTTGCTGCACCAGCGCAACCGTTGGGCGATGCCCAGAGCGCAGAGCAGCTTGCCCAGAAGTACCAGACAGCTTTGCCGAAGGGGATTGACGTGGAATACAGAGAGGTAGGGGAACATGACTAACGGCGATTTTATCCGCTCCATGACGGACGAGGACATCACGGAGAACCTGACACCGGGCATCTGCGAGCTTATCAAGCATCGTGACCCAGAGCGTTGCCAGAACCGTGAGCATTGCTTCCATTGCGTTAAGGACTGGCTGAAAGAGAAAAACAAAATCATGGTGAGGGCTGACAAATGGGAAAACTGATTGATTTTTCCGACCCATGCCTACTCACGTTCCTGCCTGTTCTCTTGCAAGACCACACGACAGGTAAAAACATTATCTGGGCAACAGACCCGCCGCCTGAGCTTGGCGTTGGCTTTGCGGATGAAATCACGATGGAACAACTGGACAAGGTTCAGCTTGTCCCTCGTGTGCAAAAACGGCTTGCAGAACAAAAGAAGCGCACCAGCAAGAAAGCAGAAGTGTTCACTCCAACATGGGTCTGCAAGAAGATGGCAGACGTTGCAGAAAACGACCTGAAGGGCGAGGATTGGAAGGAATACATCAACAAGACCTGCCTTGAAGTAACCTGTGGCGAAGCACCGTTCCTGACAAGCCGATATGATACCACAACAGGGCAGATGATTGCTGTGCCGGATAGAATCGGTCTGCTGGATAGAAAACTGAATGTTCTGGCAGAGAAGTTCCATGACTACGATATGTGGATGTGCTGGGCAATTAGTGCCTACGCATCGACATACGGCTATGAGTGGCAGGGAGACAATCTCTTGCTGGCAAGGTGCAACCTGTTCCTGACGCTGGTTGAAAATTTTAGGTATCGGTTTGATGCTGAAAAGCTAGAAATTGGCTTCATGCCCATTTTTCTTGATTGCATTGCAGACACCATCTCGTGGAACGTCTGGCAGATGGATGGACTGAAAAAGACCGTGCCCGGCACGGATATTCCGTGCAAAATCAAAAACTGGAAAGCTTACAAAGAAATCCTGTTCAAGGATGTTGGGGAGGATGACTAACATGGGATTGTATAAAGTGCCTGTTGAATGGAGAGAACGTGGATATTTACTTGTTCACGCTTCTACTCAAAAAGAAGCAGCGAAAGTCGCAATGAACGGTCTCGACATATACCCTTTGCATAATCAGCCGATTGGTGGAAGCCTTAAACTTGCATTTCCAGAAGGCTCCGAAACTGAATATATTGCAAGGGTAGCGCCGGGTTTTGAGGAGGACGACTAATGCAAACTGACAGAGGAATCTACCACAAGCGAGTATGTGACCGCTGCGGAGCGGTTCTGGGCGGCAGGATGATGAACCCTGACGAATACTTCAAGGACTGGGCGTGGCGCAGGGACACAGGCGACCTGTGCCCGGAGTGCTATGCGGAGTATAAGCGAGTGATCGGGCGGTTCAATGCCAACAGAAGGAGAAAGAGAGGGCAGAGATTATGAAAAAGTGCGCTCTTTATAGATGCAAACAGTGCTTTGCAACCATGACGGACGAAGGCGATGTCAGAATCGACAAAGACATTGTTGATTGGATGTTTGAAAACGAAATGGAAGAAAGCAAAATTGGGTTTATCGCCAAATTCAAAATAAGCGATAAAGTCCTCATTCATCGTTGCGACAATAACACTGTTGGTTTATGCGAGTTTATCGGATGGAAGGAGACAGAAGAATGAACTTCTACTGCACCACCGAACACTGCTCTTGCATGGGCATCAAGCAGTTCTCTGCTGGCAAGGCTATCCGCTGCACAGCAGAATCCTGCAAGAACAAATCCGAGCCGTCCTGTGGCTCTTGCAAATGGTACGCAGAGCCGGAAGGCGTGTGCGTGAACGATCAGTCAGAACACGTTGCAGACTTCGTGTGGAACGAACTCGGGTGCAAGGAATGGGAGAAGAAAGATGACAGCAGGGGAGAAAATCAGGAAGCGCAGGATTGAACTGCACGTCAAGCAGAAAGACCTTGCGAACAGAATCGGTGTAACAGCCGCTTTCGTATCGGCTATTGAGTGCGGTAAGCGCAGATGCAAGGAGAGGTGGCTTTTCAGAATTGCAACTGTCCTTGACTGCACCATATATGATTTGCAAGATGACGAGCCTAAAGGTTTGATCGACCCCGCCAGTGATGACTTCGGGTCGGTCTGCAACTGCGCTGTGCGCTATTGCTTGGGCAGGCGGTCATATATGCCTAGCCTTGTATGCAGATACATCATCTCGCTTCTGCCGAAACTGACGGACAGGACGCTTGACTGCTTTGAACGTGACATTGCAGAACGAAAGAAAACAAGCTTCGACTTTGGCGATTCCTGTGATTATGAGACGTGGGATGCGTTTTACAAGGCGGTTTGTAATGAGATTGAGAGGAGAAAGGGCAATGGAAGTCAGACCGATTGATGCAAATGCACTTAAACGTTATTTTTCTGATAGGCAGATGGAGTATGTAAGCGTGGATGAAGCTGATTACACATTCAACGCCTTTATGTTCGATGTGCTTGGAGACGTAATAACAGCTATTGAAAATGCGCCAACAATCGAGGCGAAAGACAATGGCTGATTATCCAGAATACCTTGAACGAAACGCACTTATTGAAAGAATCAAGAAAGTATATTGCAATGGTTGCGAGAGCTACAATGGAGTTAGATGCCGTGCTTGCGATATTGGCGATGCCATTGACGTTGTGGAAAATGCCCCGACAGCCTTAGAGCGTACCGCTGAATGGATTGTACAGGACGACACATTTACAAGGTTCGAGTGTAGCGGATGCCACACAAAAAATCATCACACACGTTGGGACTATTGTCCCTCTTGTGGAGCGAAAATGGAGAACGCACATGGCTAACACACTCTGGCATCCAGCAAGCGAACCACCGAAAGAACGAACGACACCTTTGTTGCTTGCTACTAAGACAACGTGGCGTGATAAAGATGGAAAAATGTTGCAAGGCTTCTCTCCGACAGCGTATTTTCTTGGCTGTTACGCAGACGGTCAGTTCTGGGATGAGATAGGCGAGAGACTGCCGAAAGATGTGACGGTAACGCATTGGATGGCGTTTCCGATGGTATGAGGTGATAGACATGGACAAGTATGTATGGCATTCCGTGCGGGATGTGTTGCCACCGTCAGATGCTCCGATGCTGATTTTGATGGTAAAACACATTTACCAAAACGAAAACGACTATGAGCGGTACATGAGACTTGGTTTCTATGCACCAGCATTCGGCAAACGGGCGTGGAGAGACGAGTTTAACGACCCGCTGGAACATAATGATTGGTACATTGTAACGCACTGGACGTATGCGCCAGAAGAGCCAAAAGAGGATTAAAGATGGACGGATTTGAAGCGCTAACAAAAGCGATGAACCAATGTGCTGCATCAGCTGAACATTTTGCAAATGCTATCAGACAGTCCGAAACGCAGTGCGGTTATATCAAGCAGAAGCACAACCGACCTGTATACCGTAAAGGCGAAAAGCTACATGAAGGTTGCAAACGAATTATGAGAACAAGAGAAGGGTTTAGAAAATGACAGAACTCAAGAGATGCCCGTTCTGCGGTGCGGAACCACCGACTGTAAAAGTGCTTCATCCACTTGACATTAACATGGCTAATTGGGTGGTCTGCGGAAAATGCGGGGTGAGCACTTCTGTAACATTTGGCAAGGAAAAAGCCGTCGAAGCATGGAACAAACGCTACAAAGAGGACTGAGTATGGACAAAAAACGAGACAGCTTTACATTCCAACGATACTACTTTGAAGCCATCTCCACGCTCAAAAGTAAAGAGAAGTTGGAACTCTACGATGCGATCTGCGCATACGTTTTTGAAGAAAAAGACGCAACTTTGAACTCAAAAAAAGCAGAAACTTGTTTCATTTTGATTAAGCATCTGCTCGATGAAGAGCAGAAAAGAAGCGATATTGCGTCAAAAGGATGGTCTACACGAAAGTCAGCTCATCCTCATGTCATAAATGAGATGAAAGTCAGCTCATCTATGAGTTCAAAGTCAGATGACGATGAACACATTATATCAACTGACAGTCAGACGAACGTCAAGACCCTGCCGGAGAGTGCAGTCAAAAAGAAACCTGACATCTTCTCCGACTTTGCTCATGGCGATAAAGCACTGCTGGAATCCCTGCGAGAGTTTGCACAGATGCGTACAAGAATCAAAAAGCCTATGACAGACCGGGCAAAACAGACGCTCTGCAACAAGCTGGAAAAGTTTGATCGGCACGACTGGAAAGCCATACTTGACCAGAGCATCTATGCCGGATGGCAGGATATTTACGCATTGAAGCAGGATGACCAGTACGAGCAAAGTACGGAGATGGAGTTTCCTAGACTATGACAATGGACGTTCAAACGGTATTTATCGGCGGTCTAACGCTGTGCAAGAGAGATGTTGCAACCGAAGTCATGGTTGAAGTTGACGATTCCGACTTCGAAACAAAAGAGCTGCAAGAGGCTTTTAATGCGATTAAGGGATATTGGGAACTTCGTGGATATGTAGACGTTGTAGACCTCAGAGAAACGCACAAGAACGTTGCAGATTTGATTGTGGAGTGCAGCAAAGCGTGTGAAGCTGAGTGCGTTGTCCTTAGCCGTGAACGCATGGGAGAATGGGCTAAGCGGATAAAGGAAAATGCTGCATTAAGGCGCTTCCAGTCGCTTGCCGTTGAATCCGCTAACGCATTGACAACCTATGAGGACTTGTCTGAAATTTACCAGCAGATGGGCGAAGCAATGAGCCTGAAAGCTGAGGAAGAAGATGCGTGGACATACGAGGATGTGCTGAACGACTATGTGCTTCACATGGACGAGAAGCCTGCGTACATCAAGACAGGCCTAGAGCATCTGGATGAAGCGCTGCACATCTCACCGGGTGATTTCATCATCATCGGCGGAAGACCGTCTGCGGGCAAGACAGCCCTGTCCTTGCAAATAGCAGCAAGCATGGCAAAGCAGGACTACACCGTGTACTATTTCAGCTTGGAAACCAGCAAACGCAAGCTGGGCGCACGTCTGATGGCTAATCAAATATATTGCCCTCTGGACACGGTGAAAAATAAGGCGGTCAGCTTGAATGAGATTGACGGACAGGCAAAGAACATGAAGATGCCCTTATATATCCGCTCCGCTGCCGGAAAGAACGTGGCGTGGATGAAGGCTCAGGCTCTCCGTAAAAAGGCTCAGGTCATCTTTGTGGACTATCTTCAGCTCATCCACGAAACCGGCGCAAAGGACAGATATGCCGCCATTACAGCTATATCCATTGCCTTACACGAACTGGCACAGACCACAGGCATTGTCGTGGTGGCACTGGCACAGCTCAACCGAAACCCATCCAAGCCCGGAGCAACGCCTACTAACTCCGACTTGCGAGAAAGTGGACAGATTGAACAGGACGCTGATGCAATCATCCTTCTGTCCGGCGATAATCCCGACAAGTACCTATTCCGGCTGAGCAAGAACAAGGAAGGTGGGATAGGCGACCTTCCCATCACGTTTAACAAGCAGATTCAACGGTTCCAAGAGTATACTTGGATGGATTGAAAGGAAAACGAAAAGATGACGCAGAATCGATACAAAAAACTGTTAATGTCCATTGGCCTGCAACGCAATGAAGCTGATTTTGCCGTAAGACTTTTTATCGGGGTTCACCGGGGCGATGAAAGACGCCATGCAAACATCTTCCAGACGTACGATGGGCTTTGGGCGACATTTCAGTGGGTTATGAGAACACCTGTTGACCAGCTCCCGAAAATCACTCTGGTTGAAGAATGAGCGCAATACAACGAACCGCCAAGAGCTGTTCTGTCAACTTATGACAGGATGGCTTTTTCTTGTTTCGCTTAACCACCGAGAGAAAGCCTGTTTTAAGGCGTTTTAGGTGCTGGACGATAAACTTTATCGGCTTCATTGCAAAAACGCGCCACAGACGCTCGTAGGCGGCTCTCCGTTGATGCTGATGGTATATCTTGAACTAGGCTATGCAATCAGAACGATGTAGAAGCGTGGAGAACGGCTTTTCGAGGTAAGACGTGAAAGTCATCGTGTCAATCAGAAAAACGCGTCAGACAGGCTCTTGCACGTCTTTCCGGCGATGATAGTAGCCAGATGAGCGGATGCCAACGGCTATTTGTCCAATCGCAGGGCTGATTGAGACGAAAAACGATTCGACTATCACTTTCGGAAATGGCTTTCAAATTTTTGTCCCCTTTCCCCCTTGTTTCCTCTTCCCCCCTTTTGTCCCCCTCTTTCCCCTACAACCCCTATTACCCCCTATAATCCCCCTAACATCTTCCGTGCTCCCCCTTTCCCTCCCCGTGTGTTTAGCGCGTCCGCGGGCGTTATATGCGACAGCGCGCGCGTTGACGGAGCCGGGTGTGCTACGATAGTTCAAAAGTGAATAAATAACAGTTATGCGAAATTGCAAACTGGTTCTTTCTCCCTACAACCCTCTATCTCCAAAAGCTATACCGTTAGCCAGCAGAGCAGACCGTGACCAACATCTGCCGTCAAGTTCTATTGGCTGAATATGGGCATACCGTCTATCTGACCTCTACGTTACGTCACCCTCTATCGTCCGGCGCACCGCGCCGACCGGGTGACCTCCAACGGTAACGGCATCTAGCCTGTAAAGGGAAGCGGCATCTGACCTGCCGCCCTCTACGACTATTTCACATGGAGAATTGACTTCATTTTGTATTTGATTGAATATGTAGAAATGTTGCATTTGTTATTTCTAGCAGAATACTATGAATTGTTTAGAATATCATAGTTCGTTACTGGGAATTAAATCGAGCAGGAACAGACCAAATCGGATGGTACGACTATTTTAGCAGAATAATCCCTAGATAGTTACTAGGATATATAAGCGTATATTATAATAAGTACTGTTGGTATACGAATTTGGTATGGCTAGACGAGAATAAAATTGACAGGTATCTTGACACATCTTGATTTTTGGAGATGTCTGATGACTTAGCGACTATCGCACCTCTCTTTCTCTAAAAGGCGAACGACTATTTCACAAAAAATACACGACTATTTGACGATGATTCGTAATAAAATGTTACAACTATTGCTCTGCGACTATCAGCGGATAGTCCGTTACTATACTATATATAGGACTTTCAAACGGTGGTCGTCTGACGACTTTACGACTATTCCACGACTATCCGCCGGTAGAAACTACGACTATTGGCTACGACTATTCCAGAAGCTGTTGCGACTATTCCAGCCGGAACGCTGCGACTATTGCTGACCTCTATTGGTTATCGGGCGAAAGCCCGAAAAGAGATGCGGCGGTAGCCGTCAATGGTTCCGCGCCGCCCACCGTACTCTTGCTGCTGGACTGCCACACCGGGTGGAAGGTGCCAGGTTGACCCGGTGCCAGATCTCCAGCCGCCGGGCTGACCCCTGAACCGGATGCGCTGACCCGCTGCCGCTGGCGTGGTCTGCGCCATGCTGCACCGCCGGGCATGGATCTATAACAGGGCGCACCCTTATATACCTTATTATAATAGGGGGGCTGCGTTGACCTGTACAGCGACCGGCGCGGCGGTAGTATCTGGTATCGGTGCAGGTGTAGCGCTTGACGGTGTGCCATCCAGCGGGGTGCAGGTGCGTATAGGCGGCTTGTGTGGCTGCTGTATTGTGTGCGCTGGAATAGCGCAAATTAAAGGAAAAGCCGCTGTAAAGCCATGCAAACGGTTTTGGCGTTTGGGTGGTATAATTGCATGGATGATACAAAGAGTGCTGTAAACGCTTGTATTTGGCTGTATTGTAGCAGGGCAAAAATAAAAGCCCTGCACCGTGTCGATGCAAGGCAAAAGAAAAGCCCCGCCAGCGTGGGCGGGGTTGAGAATTTTATTAGTGCCATTCAATCAAGCGTTTTGTGCGTTTCAGTCCTGCTAACGTATAATCTCCGCTGACATTATCCCACACACGGGAGCGGGTGTTATAGGCATACGGATAAAGCGTTGTCTGATTTGCGCTATCCCAATTTACGGCGTGATGTACTTTTCCGGTTTCGTCGTCCACATAAATGCTAAGGCCGTTGATTTCGTGCTCTGTATAGGTTTTCATAATGACACTCGCTTTCTGGGCTTTTTTGCCCTTTTTTACAGTATATCATATCGCAGGCCCCAAAAACAGGACTTGCAGAAAGTTTTTTGCCCTTTTGGGTTGGGGCGGGGTTGCTTTACGGTGCAGCCCCGCTAAAGTGTCCGGGTAACGTCACTTCGACGCCTTAAACAGTGCTGAGAAAAACCAGAAAAAAAACAGGATTGCGGATAAAATCACAGCTTGCACCCCCCAACGGCTGCACACTTGAGCGCAGATGCAAGATAGGTATATTTTTTGGGAGTGTGGGCGCTGTCCGCGTAAACATACCAGTTGCGGATAGCGTCTTGTCTGACTGTGCAGCCGTTGGCAGCCGTGAACGTTACAACGGCATCATGTGCAAGATTTGGCTCTATTTGCCTATACTTTTGCAGAATGTGCGGCACTGTGTTGTTACGGGACGTATAAAGCAGGTCAACGCCTGCAAAATGTATTTGCATAATCATGTTATAACCCCCTTATACCACACTAAAACGCTTGTATGTGGTTTTGCTGCTGCACTCTGCGTATATATCCGGGTGCAGCGTCTTCAAAAGCTTGCTATCTAGGCGGACGCTTTGCACATCCTTGTAAATGGCCTTTGCGGTGCCTTGCACCATTTCAGGCGCGCCGTGCATCATGGTAATAATATCAGCTTTAATGCTTTCATTCATCGCTTCAAGCTCTTCTAACAGCCGCTTGTTTTCGCGGTACTCGTTCACCTTTTCTTCGAATAACGTCATTTTTTAGCCCTCCATATAATGCGCCGGAAATGCCGCCCCAATATCCCGATAGCTTGTCAAGACGTGTGAAGACCCAGTCAAATAGTCGTGCAGTCCTGCACGCAGGGCGCAAAAGATGCTATCAATATCGTACCTTTTGTTTTTTTCTGCATAGTTGCGCTGCCAGTGGTCTATATAGTCCCGGATAGCGGTGTTTTCCTGTGCGCTCCAATCGATACGGCTACGGCAGTCAGTCCAGTTATAGCGGCAGTCGTTCCAGATGTACCACGCCATATTATAGGCAATTTTTTGTTCAGCCGTGCAGGTGGATTTGTCCACCCCTCTGATTTTGTGGTATTTCATCGTTTCGCCCTCCTTATTAGCTGTTGAGAAATGCCAGCATAACCAACGCCCCGTTGATCATGCCGCCAACGTACCAGATGGCGGCCCATTGAGAAAAGTCAAGAGTAATCATACGTTGCACACCTCCCGAACAAATTCCATCTGCAAGCTGTGCAGGTGCGTCGCCAGCTCTTCAGCGTTCCACAAGTCCCGGCGCATTTCCCGTGCCCGCTTTTCGTAGCGGCTGACCGTTTCCCGATCGGGCTTGATGCTGCCAAAAGGACGGTACCCGGTGCAGATTGCAACGCCTGAGGTGATCGGGTAAATATCGGCGTTCCACCCGTATACACCGGCGGTATACGCTGCGGGGTCGTCCATGCACAGCATATTCTGTGCATCGCAATAGCCTACTTGGATAATGGTCGGATACTGGGATTTGATATCCCGCATGGTTCTTTTTGCTTTCATGGTTTTGGCCTCCTGTTTTGTGGTGGTGCAACACGTTCTTGTGTTGTCTATATAGTAACACATTCTTGTGTTAGTGTCAATGACTTTACACACATTCTTGTGTTGAAAATCGTTCATGTTTGAGTGTGTACAAATCTGCACAGTTTCGGACACAATGCACAGGCAGTCCAGCGCCCCGCACCCTGTCCAATTGTCCCGGCGTGGTCTGTCCGGTATCGAGTGCAGGCCGGTGCAGCGTGTCCACGTCCGTGTGCGCTGGGGCTGGGGTCTCCACCGGCGGGGTATATAGCCGCCGCCCAGCCCCGCCCGGTCAGTCTTTCAACCACCGAAAAAATAAAAAAGGCTCAAAAAATCACCCCACCCCCTATTGCCAATCTCAAAAATTTCCCGCAAAAACAAAAAGACCCCTACAAAAGGTCTGCGTTCTGTGCTATACTTGCCTTACAAGCCTTGAAAGGGAGGAATCTGCAATGAATCAAAAGAATGACAAGAATAAAGAAAGACGCGAAAAGAACGAAAAGATTGCCGCTTCAATATGGGGCATCATTGTGGGCGCGGCTCTTTTGGTTTTTGGTGTGTATCTTATGGCACATGGTATTTCAAACGTTATATAAAATTCTGGCCAAAGAAAGGAAGAGTCAAAAATGAGAAAGAGAATCATTGCGGCAGCTCTGGCAGCGGCCGTACTTTTAATGTCGCCTTTATGTGCGATAGCTGTCGAAAAGCCGGATGAGATTGCATCCCCTGCTCAGCTAGAAGAAACTAACGAAGAAGGAACTGTTAAAATTAAGGAATCTCATAGTCACCTTGAAACCAAGTACGAATACGGAAAAACGAGATACTATGTCTACTACGCTGTACTGGTTGAGAATACGTACCCCGATTACGCCGTTGATTTTGTATCTCTAAAGGCCTCTGTTTTCGGTTCTGACGGTTCAGTATTAAAAACCGATGAACAAACCCTCGACTGGATTGCAGAGGGAGATTCTTATTGGTACGCTGGATATGTGTCGTTTGATTCCGAAGGCATTACTCCAGCCAGAATGGAATACACTATCACTGCAAATGAGCGGAATTTCCACAAAGCGAGCGCATCCAATCAGGCTATTCGTGCTGGTGAACTTTCCGTCACCAATGTTTCTAAACGCGGCTCTGGGTACGATCTGCGTTACACAGGTCAAATTACAAACAATAGCCAGTTCACGAGCAACTGGATAAAAGTTATCGTCATTTATAAAATGAAAGACACCGAAGGAAACGAAGTCCCTGTGGGTGGCGATTGCACATACATAACCGATGCACTTCCGTCTGGACAAACAACAACATTTGAACTTTACCCATCGTCCGGTTTTGTTGGATATAGTTCCTACGAAGTCATTGCTTTACAGGATTGACCAATAACACAAAAAGCCAGCGGCTAGATGTTCTCTAACCACTGGCTTTTCTTATAGGCTGTTATACGCTTCTACGGATGCTTGCATAAAGCAGACGGAATGTCTCGCGGCCTTTCGGCGTTACTCTGGTCTGTACGCCACCGTGCTTGTTCTTCTGGTTGCAGTATTCCTTGACGGCAAAGAGACCGTCACCTTTGCCCGCTTTCGGCAGGATGCCCTTGCTCTTGTCACGGTAGATGTAACCGTCAGAAATAAGCATCTTGATGAACAGGCGTTCAGGGATGCGCAGCTCCTTTGCGGTAGAGCGGAAGTTGGTGGACACGTTCCACGCCACAAGGTCATCAAAGTAGTCCGCCTTGGGCTGCATTTCCTCATTCTTCTCACAGAGCTGCTTGTTCTGCATCTGCAACGCTGCACTCTTTTCCTTCTCGGCCTTCATGTTCTGAATCAGCCCGATCACAAAGTCCGGGTTGGCAATAGCCGTCTCCAACAGGTTGTCGGTCATGTACATCCCATGCTTGCGGATGGACGGTAGGACATCGTGAGTGACCCAGTGCTTGAACCTCTGTGCGCTTTCCAGCTTGCTGCTGAAAATCAGACTGTACAGGCCGGATTCGTTGATGATGATAACAGGCTGCTTACCACCGGGGGTGTCCATTTCGTTCACCCCTCTGTCCTGTTCATCAACGTGGTCACGGATGGCTTTCTGCGGGTTGTTGTAGCCTAAAGCCACCGCAATGTCCTTGCCAACAAACCAAGGGTCATCGTCAATGAGCATGACACGGATTTCGCCAAACTCGGCGTTGTTGAAGATTTTGATGTTCTCAGACAAAGAAAGTTGCATTAAAAAGCTCCTTTTCACTTGTGAGAGAAGCAATTTTCTGCTATAATAACGGCGAGAGAATGCTTCTCTCAGGGTTTACATGATACGTTCGCTGTGGTCGGCAAACTTTAGCGAGCGTATCATTTTTCGTTTTCATCGGGCAGCGGATGGTTTTGCAGATACTCTGAAATGGCTCTGCGCATAAACTGACTTCGGTTAAGGTCGCATACGGTGCAGTAGTGATTGATCTCTGCCAGCATTTCCTTGCTGACGTTGGCGTTGCACTGTGCACCATTCGGGTTGTTGTACGTCATACTCGTTCACCTCCTTTCGGCGTAATTATATTATACTGCAAAAACTCTCTTGCGTCTATATTTTACGATGTAATTTATAAAACATAGAATTTTGCGGTATAACATCAGTTTTTTGTAGCCGTTTTTCCCGCTTCGTACCCTGCCCGATAGTTCAGTTCGGACAGCTTACCCAGCGCTTCTGCGTACTCTCTGTCCTCTCTGGTCGGCTCTTTGCCGTGTGCGAGGGTTTTCAGAAATTCTTCGGTTGTCGTGGGAAAGTTCATGTTTTTTGCTCCTTTCTATTGCAGAAACGGTCTGCTTCTGCTATAATAATTGACAGAAACCGAGACTGCGCCCTTGGTTGCGCAGCTTCTGTTTTGTGGTGGAATAGGTCGTCAGTGCTACTTTGGTCGGTTGTGCTGACGGCCTATTTTTTATGCCACAAAGGATAAATCTACCGTTGCTGGCTGATTCATCGTGTGTTCTGCTGTCTTAGATTATAGACGCTTGGTATATAGTTGTCAACAGCCCAATTTGTATAATTTGCATCAGATATATCTTATTTTTACTCATTCTAACGTAAATTTACGTTATTTGATAGTGGTTTTGTAAACGGATTGGTTTACTTTAATGGTGACGCTCGAAAGTATATTTTTCGATAATTCGTAAGGCTGCTATTCAAGTATACAGTTTGTAAAGCAACAAAAAAGTTTACAGCCGTTTGACCACCCTATTGATAGTAAAAATTCCGCAAAAAAACACAAGAAGATGTTGACATAAACATAAGAATGTGTTATCATTGGGTTGAAAGAGAGGATCAAAGAAAATGGCGGAAAAGAAAAAGGGCGGCGCAACCAAAAATAAAGTCAATTCCGGGGACATTCTTCGCTCCGTTATGAAAATCAGAGGATATACTTCTGCATCTCTTGCGAGGCAGATGAAATATGAAGTTTCTTCTTATGTGACAAACCGTGTTAATGCGGATGATTTGAAGTTGTCCACAATGGCAATGCTCTTGGAAGAAATGAAATACCAAATCGTAATTCAGCCTATTGGTGCTGATGTTGCATCGGATGAATTTGTTCTCAAGGTTCTTGAAAGAGACGGTGATTCTGAATGATCTACGGTTACGCTCGTGTCAGCTCCGCCGGACAGGCGATTGACGGCAACAGCCTTGAAGCCCAGTCGGAACTTCTGAAAGCCAACGGTGCACAGAAAATCTTTTCGGATGTTTATACCGGCACGAAGCTGCATCGACCGGAACTTGACAAGCTGATGGCTGAAATCCAGCCGGGAGACACGCTGATCGTGGCGAAACTTGACCGTATTGCTCGTTCCGTGAAGGGCGGCATCGAAATTATTGACAGCTTGCTTGCAAAAGACGTGTCCGTGAACATTTTGAATATGGGTCTGATGAACAACACATCGACCGGAAAACTGATTCGTAACGTTATGCTTGCCTTTGCAGAGTTTGAACGTGACATGATTGTTGAACGCACCAGGGAGGGCAAAAATATTGCCAGCCAGCGCCCAGATTACAAGGAAGGTCGCAAGCCCACCGAGTATGACCGCAACCTTTTTGACGTTCTTCACGAGCAGGTGGAGAATCGCATTCTCACGGTCACGGACGCTGCCAAACAGCTTGGCGTGACCCGCCAGACATGGTATCGGATTGCTGAACAGAATAGGTGAAAGTATGGCTAGAAAACTTTACGCAGTGACAAGCGGTGGATACGAGGATTATCACATCATTACTCTGACCGAGAGCCGTAGACGTGCGGAGAAAATCGCAGAGATGTACGATGCCGATGTTGAAGAATACGAGGATAACGAAGAGTTGACGGCAAAACCACTCACTTATACGGTTTATGCCTATGGCGGCGCAGATTGCTGTGAATCGCATTTAGATAACGTTGAGAAAAATGTTATCATTGGTCACTGGCAGAACGGGTTTGCTTATGTCGATGCGTGGTCTAAGCAAGATGCAGAGCGGAAAGCTGATGTTATTTTCAAGGAAGTCCGTGAAAAAATGGAAGCTGAACGCAAGGCAAAAGAAGAAGCATGGAATATTCCTACATGGATTGCCAAACGAGAAAACAAAAAAATCCATGTCATTCCAACAGATAGCAAAACAAACGCAAGCGGGGTGATGTTTGGATGCATGGCATTCGTTAAGGCTCCTACAATAGAAGAAGCCATGAAGATTGCAACGTCTATGTTTGCTGATTATGATGCAAACCGTGCGAAAGCCGCGAAGTGACATTGTTCGCAACTTAGAATAAACCCGAATATTTGATTTTTGTGCAGTTGTAGGCACTCTTTACATTTTCAGGTAGGGGGTGCCTATTTTTTATGCAGCCAAAACAGTGTATCGCCATCATTGACAGTATCAAAGCGTATGCAAAACAGAATCCGACAGAAGCACAGGTCTATGAGGACTGGTTTCAGGCGGTCGTAAACCTGAGAGACGCTTTGCCGCAAGACAAGCGGCTCGATGCCTACAAATACTCTGGTGAGCTGCGCTCTGTCTGTGCAGCCATGATGGGCAAGATGAAAACAGGCGAGGACGTGGCGAAGGTCTATGACATTATCAGCCGGACGTACCTGTTTGAAGCAAAGGATGTGTTCGATAGCTATTGCATCTACCTTGAATGGAACCGTGCGCCGGAGAAGAAGTTCTATCAGCCGAGAAGAAAGGTGTTAAGAACCGTTGCGAACGCCCTGCAAGACCTTGCGGATGACAGATTGGACTTGCTGGCAATCTCGATGCCCCCCGGCTGTGGTAAGACGGCTCTAGCTATTTTCTATCTGACATGGCTTGCTGGAAGAAATCCAGACGAACCTATGCTCACAGGCTCTCACTCGAACAGCTTTGTGCGTGGCGTTTATGACGAGTGCTTGCGTATATTCGACAAGGACGGAGAATATCTGTGGAATGATGTTTTCCCGGACGTTACTGTGTCGAACACAAATGCAAAGGACTGCCGTATCGACTTAGGCAAGAGAAAGCGTTTTGAAACGTTGGAATTTACGTCTATCGGCACTGGCAACGCTGGTCTGTACCGTGCATCTACACTTCTTTACTGTGATGACCTTGTGTCCGGCATTGAGGTTGCACTTTCAAAGCCCCGCCTTGATAAACTATGGGAAACGTACACCACCGACCTTAGACAGCGTAAAATTGGCAACAAGTGCAAAGAACTGCACATTGCAACACGTTGGTCTGTACATGATGTTATCGGCAGATTAGAGCAAAACTACGGTGATTCTGACAGGAACAGGTTTATTGTTATGCCAGCAATGAACGAAAAGGACGAATCCAACTTCGATTATGACTACGGCGTTGGGTACAGCACTGAAACGCTTCGCAAGCAACGCGAAGTCATGGATGAAATGAGCTGGAAAGCGCTGTACATGAACCAGCCTGTTGAACGTGAAGGTCTGCTGTTCCCTGCCGATGAACTGCGATACTTTAACGGCGTTCTGCCTGATGGTGAGCCTGATCGGAAGCTCATGGTCATGGACATTGCATGGGGTGGCGGCGACTTCACGGCCTGCCCTATCGCTTATGCGTACGGCGATGCCGTGTTCATCCCTGACCTTGTGTTCAATAACGGCGACAAGACCGTGACCAGACCGGAAGTCGTTGGCAAAATCATCCAGCACAAAATCAACGTGGTACGCGGCGAAGCCAACAACGGCGGCGATGAATACTGTGACGTGGTAGACAGCCAGCTCCGGCAGCAGGGCTATCACTGCTCTGTCCGTAGCCAGCGTGCGCCAAGTGGTCAAAGCAAGCTGTCAAGAATCATCCAGTATGCGCCGGACATCAAACGGTTCTATTTCCTTGATGAAAAGCACCAGTCGAAAGAGTACAAGGCATTCATGGAGCAAGTGACGATGTTCACGCAGCTTGGCAAAGTCCCGCACGATGATGCACCAGACAGTCTGGCACAGCTTGCCGATGAATTGTACAACGGAATCAGTAAAATCGAGCCTGTCAAGAGGCCATTTTAATAATTCCCCTAAATAGCCGGGTGCGTAGGCATTAAAATTTGATTTGCCTATTGACATGGCTTACAATAGTACCAGGAAGATTTGCAGCTTCCTCTAGGTATTGCGTTGGCGAGATTTTTTAAGTCATTTTTACTCGTCATTTGTTGTGTAATACCCTCCTTTCTTACTCACCCACGACAGCCGCCTTTCTCTGTCGTGGGGGTTATATGTTGCGTTTCCGAGTGGACGGAACGTTGTTTGTGCTCCCCCAACTGACACGAAGCGGTTCAAACCCGCTACGCAGCGCAACCATCCTCTTGCTTTGCATAGGATTTCTCTTTTGACACCTCGCCGCTATTCCCGGCTCTCGATGCAAAAGGCTTTTTCAATTTCTCCTTTTGCAAAGAGCAGCGGTAAAGTAAGCCGGGTCTATCGCGGAGTGGAGCAGTCAGGTAGCTCGCTTGGTTACCAAGAGGCCGCTGGTTCAAATCCAGCTTCCGCGTCCGAATCGCAGTCTGAACCATTGCCTGTCCGGCAAACAGAAAGACTGTGAAGGTTTTCCGGGCGGAAAATAGCACGGCTGGAAGTGCGAACAGTTTCCCAGTAGCTTCCGACAGGTCTGTGCTCAACAGCCTGTTTCCAGAAATCCAACGAAAGGAGCGCTCATGCTAGTTAGAATCTGCTGTCCTTGTATCAGGCAAAACCCAATCTATAAGAACGTCCGCTGCAACCGCTATCTTGGCGAAGTAGACGGACGATACCATTTCAAGTGTGACAGATGCAAGGGCGTAATCGAAGGAGACACAAGGGAAGGATGGGTGAAAATCATCCATCCACCGGAAAAGTAAATAGCTTTTGAAGCGCAGTTTTGGCGCAGTGAGATAGACCTTAACAGGTTTTTCTTGCTGCGCTTTTTTATTTTGCCGGAAAGGAGGAACACATGGCTGAGTATCAGATAGTCGTTGGCGGATTTTTGAATAATCCGCTGACCGGACGCAGACCGATTGAAACGCCGGAGACGGAAATCAATCGGGAGAACGTGCTGAAAGTGGTAATGGGAAAGGCAGAGCCTATTCATCTGCTGAACAAGAATGAGATTCGTTTCCTGCACAACTACTACTTGGGCAGCCAGCCTGTCCTCCACCGCACAAAGGAGTACCATGCTGAAATCACTAACCGCATTGTTGAGAACCACGCCAATGAGTGCGTGGGCTTTTACACAGGTTATATGAGTGGCACGCCGTGCTCTTATGTGCGGTCTGAAACGGCAACAGGTGACGGCGAGGAAATCGCCCGGCTGTCTAACGCTTTGCAGTATGAGGGCAAGGACGCGCTTGATCGGCGGCTCTGGCAGTGGATGTTGGAGTGCGGACAGGGATACCGCATTGTTCTTCCTGACAAGGGGTACAACGGCAACTACCCAGACGAAACACCCTTGCTGGTGGACGTTCCAGACCCCGACATGGCGTATGTGATTTACAACTCCGGCATCGGTCACAAGCCTATTGCCAACGTGCTGCATATCCCACGCAATTATCAGAATGACCTGAACGACCTGATTTGCGTGTATACGCCGAACCAGTACTTTGAAATCGACAACGGCAAGGTCACAAAATCGGAGAACCATTCTCTTGGAATGCTTCCGATGGTCGAATACAAGCTCAACCCAGAGCGTATGGGTCTGTTTGAACCGGCTATTCCCGTTCTGGATGCCATCAACGACCTTGAAAGCAACCGGCTAGACGGTGTGGCGCAGTTCATTCAGTCCATCATGGTGTTTACCAATTGCCTTGTGGACAAGGATGCGCTTGACCAAGTAAAAGAGCTTGGCGCAATGTGCCTGAAATCCACTTCTGGTCTGCCCGCATCTGTTTCGCAGATTGCAAATGAGCTTGACCAGCAGCAGAGCCAGACCCTGCTTGATTCCATGTTGAACGTGTACCGCAGCCTTACTGCCATGCCTAGTGCAACTGGCAGCGAGAACGCAACGTCTGACAACGTGGGCGCAGTCATTGTCCGCAACGGCTGGAATCACACAGAAGCAAGGGCGCAGCAGTACGAGAATATGTTCAAGTTTTCGGAACGCCAAAGCCTGTCTGTGATGCTGAAAATCTTGCGTGATACGGCTGGTTCTAAGTTGATGGCAAGTGACATCAACATCAAACTGCCGCGCCGTCAGTATGACAACCAGCAGAGCAAGGTTCAGATTTTTGCACAGATGCTTAGTCAGAGCATTGACCCGCAGTTGGCGTTCACTACGCCCGGTCTGTTCCCTGACCCGCAGGCTGCTTACGAAATGAGCAAGCCCTTCCTGATTGCCGCTGGCAAGCTGGGCGAGGATGGCAAAGCTCCGAAACCGCAGGAGCAACAGCCTGAACAAGTTGTTGAAGCCAACAAAACATCGGACGAACAGTCTGGCATCATCAATAAAGAAACAGAGGGCGAATAGCCCTTTGCATATTCCGGCAGGGAAGCCGGGATACAAATTTCGCAGCGTTGCAGGGAAGCAACGATAAAAAAACGCAGGAGGAAATTAACGATATGAAACTCAATGTGTTGCTTGGTGATGCCTACAAAGAGGGCATGACCGCCGATGAAATCATTTCTGCGCTTGAAAAGGTTGCAGACCCCAGCGCAGAGGTCGAGAAGCTGCGCAACGCCGTGACGAAAGCCAACGGAGAAGCTGCTGAGTACAAGAAGCAGCTCAAGGCAAAGCGTACCGATGACGAGAACGCCGCACAGGAACAGGCTGACAAGCTGGCAGAAATGCAGAAGCAGATTGAAGACCTGACTGCCGACAAGGAGAACCTCGTCAAGGAAAAAACCCTTGCATCTTACCGTGAAAAGTTCGTTGCGCAGGGTTATGACGCTGAACTGGCTGGCAAGGCTGCATCTGCACTGGCTGACGGCGACATGGACAAGGTGTTTAAGTTCCAGTCGGAGTTTATGACCGCCCATGACACCGCATATAAGGCTTCTCTGCTAAAGGATATGCCCACGCCCCCGGGCGCAAACGGCGGTGGCAATTCTGACAGCGAAGGTGTGGCGTTTGCCAAGAGCCTTGCGGAAAGAAAGAATGCCGAAAATAAGGCATCGAGTGACGCAATGAACGCTTTCCATTAAGGAGGAAAACATGAAGTATACCACTACTCCGGTATCGGCTCCTGAAAGCACTATTCTGGCTGCTGATACCTACGTTGCCATTCCCTTTACTGTGACCGAAACCGATGTTGTAAAGGCTGGCTATCCCATGGCAAAGACTGGCAAGAAGGCTTCTGCCACTACCGGGGTTTCCGACGCAGCAGTTACCGACGCCATTGGCATTCTGTTGCACACCGTTGACCCGTCCGTCAACCCAAACGGCGCGCTGCTTATTCAGGGCGTTGTTGACCAGAAAAAGGCAAAGGCAAGTTCTGGCTTTTCCTTTACTGCTGATGACGTTGCCGCTCTGCATAAGGCTGTTCCCGCAGTCTTTTTCCGTGACAACATCGGCACTAATGCTTAACGGAGGTAAAAAACATGGATTTTCAGAAATATTTCACTTCCGATGCACTTGCTGAGTATTGGACGAACGATATTACCAACGCGCAAGCATTCGGCTCTGATGCCCTGTTTCCTCCGCGCAAGAAAGCTGGTCTGGAGCTGAAGTGGATTCGCGGTCACAAGGGCGTTGGCATCTCCCTGATGCCGAGTGCATTTGACACGAAGGCGACTTTCCGCGAGCGCAAGGGCTTTAAGATGTCTGAAACCGAGATGCCGTTTTTCCGTGAGGGTTTCCACATTGACGAGAAAGACCGTCAGATGCTGATGGAGATTCAGAACAGCAAGAGCACTTTTGCGGAGGAAATCATCAGCCGAATTTTCGATGATGCCGCAGAGCTGATTACTGGTGCTCGAATCGTTCCTGAACGTATGGCGTGGCAGCTGCTTTGCCCGGAAAACGGCAAGCCCGGTATCACCATCAAGGCAAACGGCATGAACTACATCTATGATTATGACCCGGATGGTACTTGGCAGGCAAAGAATTACAAGGCTCTTACCGGCAAGGCAAAGTGGGATGTTACCACTTCTACTCCCCTTACCGATTTTACCACTGCGAAGGATGCAATCGCTGCAAATGTTGGCGAAACCATCACTCGCGCCTACATGAACACCAACACTCTGAATAAGATGATTGCTTCTGACGAGGTGAAAAACCGTTTCATGACGGTTACGGCAAAGTCTATTGCTGTTCTTACCCAGAGCGAAGCGCGTGCTCTGATTGAGCAGACTACCGACATCAAGATTCATCTGTTCGACAAAATGTATCAGCCTGAAGGCGGTGGTGATTCCGTCAAATATATCCCGGATGGCTATGTTGTTCTGGTTCCTGACGGTAAGGTCGGCGAGATGTGGTATGGCACTACTCCTGAAGAGGCAGACCTCCGTGCGGGCATGACGAACGCTTCTGTTTCTATCGTAAACAACGGCGTTGCGGTCACCACCATCAAGGAACCTCACCCTGTCAACACAAACATTATCGCATCCGAAATTGTCCTGCCGTCCTTCCAGAAGATGGACGCTGTGTACTGCATCAAGGCTTACTAAGGCGAAAGGAGGAAAGCGGCATGGGAGACCAGTATTCCGAAGCGGCAGTCAAGCTTGGACAGTACATTGCTCCCGCACTTGACCGTGAAATCACGGACGAGGACTACCCACTCTTCGACCTGCTGCTTGATTTCGCCAAAGACAAGATATTTGCACAGGGCTACCCCTTCGGCAACAGACCGGACGAGCTGCCTTTGCAGTATCAGTCGTTGCAGATACGCATTGCAGCGGAACTGTATAACCACATCGGAGCAAATGGACAGACGAGCTATACCAACAATGGTATCACTCGTGTGTGGGAAAGCTCTGATGTGGCACAGTCCCTGCTTAACGAAGTGGTTCCGAGAGTAGGTGTTATCGGCTGATGTTCAATGGAAGTCCGCTGGATAAACGACCGCTGTGGTATTCAAACCCGGTCGGCAAAAAAACGCCTGTTGTGGACGAGTGGGGAAACGAAACTGGCGAATCCGTATACGAATCGTGGACCGACCCCGCAAAACTGATGCTGAACGTCAGCCCTCCTACTGGTTCTGCGGAAGCAAACCCTTTCGGCGCGTTCACGGATTACAGCTACGTTGTCAGTTCGTCCAGCAAAAAGCGCAACACGCCGCTTTATGAAGGCACGCACGTCTGGTTTCAGACAGACGTTTCAAAGCCCTTCAATTACACTGTGGTCAAGGTCGCAGAGCATATCACGGATACGCTGTATGCGCTGAAAGAGGTGGCTGCAAGTGAAAATTAAAGTAAGGTTGAGCGATGCCGGACTTCGTGATGCGGAACGTCAGATACGGGAGCACAAGACCGCCCTGAACAAAAAGGCGCAAGAGTTTGCAAAGTCGTTGGCTGACAAAGGGTTTGATGTAGCAAAAGTTCGCTTTGCAAATGCAGAATATGCCGGTAGCAACGATGTCTCTTGTCGTGTTGAGCAGAACGGAAACATTTGCACCATCATTGCAGAGGGAAAGTCAGTCGCCTTTATCGAGTTTGGTACCGGTGCACATCACAACGGATATGGCGGCGAACTGCCGCCCGGTGTTGGTGCGCATGGCTCCTATGGTCAAGGCAAAGGTGCTGGCAGACGTTGGTACTACTACGGCGACCCCGGTAATGCCGGAACCTATGTGGATACCGTTCCCGGCAAGGGACAGTTAAATTACACCAGCGGTAACGAACCAGCTATGGCTATGTGGGGAGCTGTTGAGGAAATGGCTTCTCAAGTCGAAGCAACGTGGAGGGAGGTTTGGAATAGTTGATTGATTATTTCAATTCTATCTTCACGGTTGTTGCTAAGGAGCTGCGAAAGCAAGTCCCCGGCATCTTCGTCACCGGTGAAATCAATGACAGCAACGTCAAGAAGTTTCCGTGTGCGCAGATAGAGGAAAACAGCAATCTGCCTGTACACATTGATTCTGCCGGACACAGCAAGTACGCTGCCGTTTCTCTGCGTGTGCGGGTCTACTCTAACAAGAACACCGGGCGCATTGCAGAAGCACGCTCCATTGTGGACATTGTGGATTCTGTATTGGAACCGCTCAATTTCTATCGAAAATCGTTTGCCCCGTTGAATGGGCTGTACAACAATTCCGTCTATCGGATTGATTGCAGCTATGGGGCAACAATCGGAGAGGACGGAATGATTTACCGAAACTAAGGAGGTAAACATTCTATGAGTACTGCTATCTCCGGTCTGAATACCACCCTGTATTGTGG